CTGGAGTGGAAGCCCGAGGCGGCCTATTACTCGTGGACCACGAAAAACAAGGACGGCTCGCGCGGCGTGGTCGAGGGGCCATCGATCAAGCTCGCCATGAGCATCGCCCGCGAGTGGGGCAATTGCTCGACCTATGCCGTGCTCGAAGCAGACGAGGGCACGCACTGGCGCTTCGCCGGGCATTTCGTTGACCTTGAGCGTGGCTTCGTCTCGACCCGCACCTTCCGGCAACGCAAGCCGGCAGGGGGCCTGGGGCGTATGGACGCGGACCGCACCGAGGATATCGTCTATCAGGTGGGGCAGTCGAAAGCGATCCGTAACGCCATCGTCAACGGTATCCCAGAGGGGCTGATCGCGCAGGCCATCACGCACGCCAAGGGCCTCACCGGCAAGCGTCTGACGAGCGGCGGGGCCGCGCAGAGCGTCGAGCGCACGGTGGCAGCCTTCGCCCGTATGGGCGTGAGCAAGGCTCAGCTTGAGGCGCGCATGGAAGCGCCAGCCGCGAAGTGGACGGCCGAGCATTTCGGCGACCTGCGCGGGATCTGGAACGCGATCGAGGACGGACAGACCACGGCGGCGAATGAGTTTCCCGCCGACGCGCAGAGCGAGGAGGCATTGCGCGCGGCCCTTATGGGCGCCGATGGTGCGGGGAAGACGCCGAGCCCCACCAAGCCGGTAATCGTGGAGCGCGAGCCTGGAGAGGACGACCTGCCCGATGGATTCTGAGCAGCAGTCGCTCCCACGAATCTCGCCGTCGTCTGTCGACCTGGGCGTGCTTTGCGCTGCATCGACGCAGGAGGTGCGGCGGCGCGACCGGACCCTGGTCACCACGCCGGAAATGGCGCGCGGCACGATCATGCACGCAGCCAATGAGGCCATGGTCCTTTCAGGCCCGACGGCGGCCGCGCGCGTGCTCGACGAAGCGAAGGCCCCAGCGGCCACACGCGCCTACGTCGCGGCCTTCTGGGTCTGGTTCGACGGTGTGGCGCGTCGCGAGCTTTTGCCGGCCCTTGGGGACCGCAGCCTGATCGGGGCTCTGGCCCCCGATGCGCCTCCGCTGCGGCCGGGGCTGAGCGTGCGCGCCGAGCGTTACATCGACACGATCGCGCCACCAGGGGCTCTCTACGAGAGCCGAGGCCGCATTGACCTGACGGTGGTGGACGAAGAGGCCGAGCATGCGTGGATCGTGGACTACAAGGCCGCGTCCGGGTTCCGGCGCTCGCTCGACGAGTTGACCATGCAGATGCTGTCCTATGCGGCCGGGGTGGTGCGCGAGCGCCCCACGTTGCGCAACGTCACGATTCACCTTGTCGGCATGCTCCATTTGACGAAGGTCACGCTGGAGATCCAAGGGGCCGATCGCGTGGCCCTGGCCGTCGAGGCCAGCGACACGGCGCTCAACGACATTGCCTCGCGGCTGGGGGTCTACACGTCCGGGCAGCACTGCGGCTGGTGCACCGCGCGCGCGTCCTGCGCGCATGCCCTCGCCGCGGCGTGCGAGGCCGTGGCAGCGCAGGATGTGGCGCCCTATGTCACGGGTGCGTTCGCCCGCGAGGCCGACGTACTGCGCTACCTCGTGGCGCGCCCCGTGCTCATGGCGCGGCTGGCCGAGGCCGACCGACAGGCTAAAGCCTTCGTCGCCGGGCGAGGGGGGAGAGGGATTGCCGATCCCGTCAGTGGTCGGGTGTGGCGGGAGCGAGCCAAGGGCGTCGACACCATCACGGGCCCCATGCAAGTGGTGCAGACGTTGATCGCGGACGTGGGTCTAGAGCGAGGCCAGGCGGCGATCAAAACCACAAAAAAAGAAGTGGAAGAGGCGCTCAAGGATGCAGGCCGAGCGGCCAAGGAACGCCGGGCGTTCTGGGATGCGCGGCGGGCGGATGGGAGCGTGACGAAGGTGGAACGGGCCGAGTGGGCCTGGGCAGACGATGCAGACGATGCAGACGAGGAGGTGCCAGGATGAACGAGCAGAAGACGGTGCAGAAGAAGGTAACGAAGCCCATAGCCAAGGCGCTCATGCCGCTGCTGGCGTGTCACCATCGGCGGTGGATCGACGTGCGCCCAAATTGCGGACTGCCGACGGCGAAACGTTACCAGGCCGCAGGGCTCATCGAGCTAACCCTTGACGGCGATCCCGCGATGCGGCTCACGCGAGATGGGCGCGCAGCGCTGAACGAGTACGCCAAGACGCACGCGGCGTCGTGAGCGCCGAGCCGCACATCGCCCTGGGCTTCGACCCGGGGCTCGCCAGCACGGGCTGGGCCGCGGTGGATATCTCCCAGGCGGGCCGGCCGGAACTGAGGGCCAGTGGCGTGATCAAAACCGTGCGCGCGTGCGCCAGGGAAGTGGAGGACACGCACGCACGGATCATCATCATCGGCGCCAAGATCGGCGAGCTGTTGGAGTCGATGCGGCCGCATTCGGTCGCCATCGAGGCGTTTGTCAGTTACGGCAAGCTGGTCACATCGGCCTTTCAGCTTGCTTCGGTGATCGGTCTGATCATCGAGGCGTGCCGATACCGCGGGATCCCTTCGGCGCAGTATCGAGCCGTCGACGTGGCGGCCGGCATCGCCGGCTCGTCGCGCGCGAGCAAGGAAGAGCGCGAGCGGGCCGTGCGCGCCATGGTGCGCCACCCCGAGGGCGTGTCCTTCGGGCCGGGGCACCACGCGGCAGACGCGATCGCCGTGACGCTGCTGCATGCGATCAGCGTGCGCGGAAAAGCCATGCTGCGCGCGGCTGCGGCGCGCACGGGTGCGCAGTGATCTCCATCGCCGGCACCATCCTGCTGGCGTTGCTGGCGCTGAAGGTGGAGGACGTGCGGCTCAGCGTCTACTGGCCGGGAGACGGCCACAACCGCGGCGAGCTGGCCTGCGGGGGGCGCTTCCGCGCAGCGCAGGAGCACATCGCGGTACGGCGCTGGTGGGCGGTTGGGTGCGGGCGGCCCGTACTGGTCTGCGCCGCGGATACTGGACGATGCGCCAGGACGCGCGTGCGAGACGCAGGGCCCTACGGTGTCACCGACGGCACGCGCTGGCGCGTCCACACGGGGCCACGGGCGCCCCGACCGCCATGGCGCTATCGCGGGGGCGTCGACCTTTCTCTGGCCCTTTGGGAGCGCCTGGGGCGGCCTCGCTTCCTGACGGGTGCGGTACTCGTCTGGTTGCCGCCGGACGAGAAGACGCGGTGGAGGGCGCGGCGATGAGCGAGGACGGCATCCCATGCACCTACTGCAACGGCGTGCGACTGGTCGGCTGGAGCGGCGCCGGGCCGATCCTGTGCCCGGAGTGCTCGTACGGCCAGGATGCGTGCGTGGTGATCACACGGGCATGGCGGGAGCAGCGCCAGCGCGTGCGCGAGCTGGAAGAGTGGAACAAGAGGCTACACCGCATGCTGGATGTGTGCGCGGTCGTGCACGACCAAAACGTCAAGCTCAAGGGCCGCTTGTCCACGCTGCACGATGCGCTAGCGCTTGCGGAGATCGAAGTTTGCCTAGAGCGGTCGTGGTGCAGGATCTGCCGCACCGAGGGGCGCGGCGACCGCCGCGGTCGTGACGTGCATCCGCATGCGCCCGGGTGCCACCTGGAAGGGAAGGGATTCGTTTGAATCCGCGAAGTTAACAACCGGAGAATTTAACGAGCCATGAAACTCTGTATCCACGTAAGACCGCGAGATGATGGGCAAGGTTGGGCCGTTGACGTGTTCGACGGACGCCGCGCCTGGAGCAAAACCCACCTCGGAGAGCAGTCTCTGAACAAGGCCGAGGCTCACAGGCTGGCTCACAAACTCCGCGACCCGAAATTTTACACCGCGCGAACGAAGCGCGCGGTTAACGGCGAGGGCTCGATCCGGCAACGGACCACGAGCGCCGAAGCGTGCGCCGCTGTCGCCTGCTCCGACGACCCGCGCGAGCTGGTACGCGTCGCTTTCGAGCACTGGGACAACATCGGGTGGCCCGAGGACAAGGGGCCTGTCTCGCTGCTCAAGCGGGCGCTGGAGTTGTTGTCATGTTGAGCGACTCGCTTGACCGAGCCGTCTCAGAAAGACTCCGGCAGGAGCGCGCCGAGGGGCTGCCAGTGTCGATCTCGTTCGAGGAGTGTTCGACATGGGCCGACGACTTTCGCGGAGCTGTGCTGCGTCACTACACGGCCAGCAAAGGCGCGCCAGTCGGCAAGAAGCAAGGCTGGAGGATATTCGAGCACGTCGGACGAATCACCAATTTAATCGGGTGGATCGGGCTTGGCGAGCCGAGCTACAAACTCGCTCCGCGCCGCAGACTGGGCCTGCAAGACGCGCGTCCGTTGGACCGCACGGTTAGCAACTTCATCTTTCGGCTCGAAGGTCCGCGTCTCACCACGGCACGGGAGATTCTTCGGCGGTGGATGCCCGTGGCGTCGGAGTGCTGGGAGCGGCGGTACGGGTGGCGTCCGGTGCATTGGGAGTCGATGGTCGGGCAGGGAGACGCCAAGGTGCTTGGCGCGTGCTTTCGCGGCGCGCGGTGGCGGTGTCTTGGCTGGACGACGGGGCGGACAGCGCGCCGCCAGACAGGCAACTCCCACGGAAAACGTGTGTGGAGCGACGCCCCGCCAAAGCTCGCCTTCTATTTCGGCCCGCTCGCGAGAGAGCCGGAAAAACAATGAGTTCGTGCAGAGCTACAAATGGGAAGGCAGACGATGCTAAACGCTAACGAGATCGACTTTGCGCACATCGAGCGCGAGGTTGTGGCGCGCATTCGCGCGCTCGCCGCAGTGTGCAGTGGAAAGCTGGACGCCACCGACGACATGCGCAGCGCGATCTTCCGCGACTTGGTTCTGCCCAATCTGACGCTGCTGGCGCAGTTTTGCGGCGGTGTATCGTTGGATGATGAGACATGACGCCAAAAATAATCCACGCGCAGCGAGCCTGCGAAGCCGCGAAGGCTCGCCAAGCCGTAGTCGTATGGTTCGACGAGGCCGGACGGTTTGCCGTTGCGTCCTACGGCGAAACGAAGGCCGAATGCAGTGCCGTCAAGCCGGTGTGCGATGCCATAGCCAACGCCTTCGAGAATGGCAATCTCCCCATGCCAGCAGCCACAAAAGAATGAAGCACGATGAATGAGAACAGTGGAGACATGGCCTGTACCATCGCAACACTTTGCGGCGGTGCCGTCGCCGACCAGGCTGAAGGAGCTAGCCCTATGACCGAAGCAACCCACCGGCACGCGCGCATCCTGTCGCTGACCGTAGCCGGCGGCTTCCTCGACGGCCTGCACCTCGACTTCGAGTCCGGGTTGAACTGCATCATCGGAGGCAGGGGCGCAGGGAAGAGGGCGGCGGCGTCTGGCGTGCGCTTGGCGTTGGACGATGATCGGAAAGATCCACTGCGAGCCTACTCTGCGGGGAGCACGGCCAAGGGGGCAACCGATGCGCACCGATGAGAACGGGGAGGAGTGCCCCGCGACGCTCGGGGAATATCGCGACCTGTGCGCCGCGCTTGGCGGAGAAGACTGCGCGGCGGTGGCCTGGCTAGACGCCAAGATCGCGCAGGTGCCAAACGGGCGAGGCGCGCATGTGATCGCGCCTGATAGCCAGGTTCGAGCGGTTTTGATGCCGCTGCTCACCATGACTAGCGAGGTCGACGAGACCGCGCGGAAAGGGTCTGACCATGACGACGGATGACGCGGCATGCACCATCGCGACACTTTGCGGCGGTGCCGTCGCCGACCAGATCACCACGGCGCTCGGCGCGGTCGCCGAAAACATCGCCGACGTGGCGACCGAGGCCGGTGCGAAACGCACGGTCACTGTGATGCTGGAGTTTGCGCCCGAGCAAGACCGCGCGATGGTCAAATTCAAGGCGACCGTGACCGCTAAACTCGCGCCCGACCGCCCGAGCGAGACGCGGCTGGAGATCCTGCCGGGGCGGCAATTCGTCGAGTACGTACCACCGCAGCTCAATCTGCCCCTCGCGGGGGTCGTGGATATGCGCGCGATGCGCGGAAAGGATGGCTAGGACATGACGACGGGATGGCTGACGGAGGCCATGGACAGCCTCATCACACGCGGACAGGCACAAGCGCCATGGCTGACCGATGGCGCCGGGCTGCAACGCTCGCGCATCACCGGGGGGCTGCTCGCCCCGCCGCTCCCCTCGCACCTGAGCGTAGCGTCGCTGGAATCATTCGCCCGCGCCATGGAACTGGCGCAGCATCCCGGCGAGGGCCTGCCGCGATGCGTGGTTGTTGAATCGCCCACGCGAGTCGTCGGGCACATCGCCCAGTGCGACTCTTACGGGCGGCACGTCGTGCTTGCCGTCGCGGAGGTCAAGCCGCGGCATGGGTTCCCCTATGACCGCTTCCTCGACGCCGAAGAGTTCCTTGTGCGCTTGCAGACTGGGTTCTTGCCTGATGCTGGCAGCGATCAGGAGACCGGAGACTTGCGCGCCGTGCTGGAACTGGCCGGCACCCTGCAACCCGAGAAGCTGACCACGCTGCAAGACGACGGCGTCACTCAGATCGCGACCGTCAGACGCACGGCGGGGCGCCTTGCGTCCTCTGCGGTCAAAAACCCCGTGCAGCTCTACCCGCTCGGGCTGACATTCCCCGAGGTACATCCGCCACGCTGGCGGCTCATCCTGCGCCTGAAGCAGGAGAAGGATGGTGAGCTACCCAAGCTCGCGCTGTTCCAGGCGGGCGATCTCGATTGGGAGGGCCGCGTCAAGAAGGACATCGCAGGCGCGCTTGCACGTCTCGGGTGCGAGGGGGTGTTGACGTGATACGGCCGATCGTCGCCTACTGGCGCGACGACCGCCCCGAGCGCGTGAGCCTGGTGTGTGCGGCGTGCATCCGTCCGTCCGAGCACTTGCCATTTGACAGCGAGGTGCTGGCCGGTGAATCGGTGGGCGACAGGCTGGCGCAGTGCGAGGTGTGCTACGCCGATCTGGACGTGCATTCCGAGTGGCGTGGCGAACCGCGGTCAACGCCATGAGGCCGCGCGATGCAGCCCACGATCCAGCGCCGCCTGGCCTTGCAATGCCGGCACGGCCTCATTGGTCCCGCCTGGCTGCCGGTCGCACCCTCGGCGCTGAAGATGCTACGCCAGGCCGCTATGCGCGGATGGGTGCAACTGCGGGTTGATCCAGGAAGCCCCCACCAGCCAGCGCGGGAGGCCATGCAAGCCCGGCTGACGCGCGTGGGGCTCATGCTGCGGGAGCAGTGGGAGCAAGATGCCGTTCCGCGCGCTACGCCGCGCGAGGCGGCCAAGATCGTGCGCCTGCCGCTGCCGGCTGATACGACCGAGGGAGCGAGGTAGCATCATGACGACCGCAGCCGAGCGGGACAGGGAGGACGAAGCCGCCGTACTGCTCGCGTTGCGAGGGCTGCGCACGGGCCTGACCCTGGCAGCCCTGTCGCGGGTGGCCGACATGCCCGTGGCTGTCGCCGAGACCACGATCGCGAGGCTGGTCAGACGCAGCGCCTTGTCCGTGTCGACCGTGCCCACACGCGGCAAGCCGACCTACGTCTACGCTATCGCCGAGCCGAAAGAGAATGCACGGTAGTGGATCAGTTGGCCCCGTAGCTCGCGCGCAAGCGCAGATGTACGATGCAGGCATGAGCCCAGACGCGCGCGATCGCGCGACATCAAGGCGCTGGGGATATCCGGAGGCGGGGCTTATTACGATGGCAAGGTGACGCGACCCGCATCGGCGATGTGGGGGCTTCCAGATTGGGATAAGAAGAAGGCCAGTTGGCCTGTAGAAAAAACAAAACCCCCGGATGGTTCCCGGGGGTTTTGACGGGCCACTAAGGCCCACATCGACTCGGCCGGAAAGCCGCTTCGACGCTCCAAACGTCAAGAGGCTACCGCGCACCGCCGGCTGCGTCAATCCCGCATGGTGCGCGAGCGACTTGACCTGGCGCGGCCAGCGTCTTACAATGTCTGACGTCGTGTCCGTGACCCGAAAAAGGAAAACACATCACCCTCCGCGAGGCCGCGCCGAGCGCTGCAGCACCATGATCTCGGTGCGCCTGCCCAATGACATGCACGCGCAAGTCGTCGGGGTGCGCGATGGGTTCAACGGCCAGCATTCAGGGGCGGGGCTGACGATGTCGCGGGTTGTGGTCATGCTGCTTGAACGGGGGCTGGGGACGCTAGCGGGAGACCCGATGTGATCAGGCGGGGCGTCATGTGGCACGCCCGTGCCACGGCGTGGTGCGCGGCCCTGCTGGGCGTGGCCGCGGTGGCGAGGGGGGTCGGATGGCTCGCCGCAAGAGTCGCGCGCGGCCGGTAGCCGGCGAGGAGTGCGAGCCGGAGAGATCCCAGGAGCCCAAGCCACCCGAGGGCCCCTCTCTGCAGGAGCGTATCGCCCAAGACTGCGCCGCGCTGTGCGAGGAGTTGGCGGCCTGGGGCGTGACGATCGAGCGCGCGGCCATGGTCCCGAGCCGGGCCTTGTTGTTCGCGCTGCGGCTCAAGGTGCAGCAAGAACGCTCCAGGGGGGAACATCCACCTTGCTACACCGCGCATGCGTTCGACCCATCGGAGCCCGCGTGCTTGCTCTGCGACTTGCAGCCGCGCTGCGGGGTCGACCACGGGACAATACCCGACGCCTTGCTCGCTGCGATGCCAGCGCGGGCGCGCATCCGACCATGGCCGTGCGACTGCGGTGGCCTGTACGCCGAGGCGCAGTTCGACGCAGAAACGGGCGCGCTGCGCGACTTCGTTTGTCCGTCGTGCTCGGGTTCGCTGCTGACCGCACTGCTGTGGCAGCGGCCGACGCCCGCAGAGCAAACCGTGAGTGATGAGGAGGTGAGGCCAAATGCCCCGAAGTGACACTGGCGGATGGGGTGGGGACTACGCGCCGCCGAGGGTGTTCGCCTGCTATGCCTGCGGGGCGCCCAACCCCTTCGCGGGGCTTTGCCAGCCCTGCGCGAGCAAGCACCGGCAAGGTCTCCTCGGGGCGGCGCCTGGAAGCGCTGGGACTGCCCCGGTGGTCGCTGCCGCGCAGGTCGAGGCGCCTGCCCCGGCAGCACCGGCCATCGTGCCAGCGCCGAGTTCGGACGTGGCCCAGGCCATCGCGCCGCGCAAGCGCGGACGCCCGCGCAAAGTGACGACGCCGGCCCCCGCGCTGACGCCGGCCCGGACGATCGACCAAGAGATATCCGCGCTGCGAGAGCGCGTCGAGACGGGCGACTTCGACCGCGGAGAGGCCCTCGTGGCCCTGCAGTCTGCGGCAGAACTGACCTACGCGCTGGCAGACAGGCTGGCGCGGATATGACCATAGTTGGCAACCTGCGCGCGATTCTGACGCGCATCCCCGTCGGCGACGATCCGCTGACGTGCGGGCCGTGCCCATTCCTCGCGCCCGACTACTCCCCGCAGGGAGGCTGGGGGTGCACCAACCCTCTGCTGAGCGGTGGCGAGGCGGTGACCGAGGTGCTGGAGCGTCGCCGCACGGTAGCGTGCCTGGCGGCCGAGGCCGAAGCCGAGGCGGGCATACGCTAGACGCCGGGGCATGGCCTGGGCCATGATCCCGCGCGTGCATGCGCAGTCGCCACTAGGGCCACCCCAGACGCACTGGCGCGCCTTCCGCGCCGACCTGGAACGCGCCGCCTCCGACATGGCCGGCGTGCAGATCCGCCTGGTCACCCGTCTGGCCTGGCCCTGGCGCTACCTGACCACGGCGCTCTATGGGCTTTTGGAGGCGCTGACCTGGAGCCGGTTTGACCGCCAAGCGCATGCGCGATCGTTCGCCCAGACCTGCGGGCGGACGATCAAGATCCCGGAGAACTTCACCTTGGATCAGGCGTGGTCGGTGCTGCCGCACGAGGCGCGGCACGTCTGGCAGATCAGGCGGGCGGGGCTCGGGTGGATCCCGCTGGGCATGGTGGTTTTCGGGCTGGCCTACGTCTTGGCGCCGCTGCCCATGGGGCTGGCCGCGTTCCGCGCCTGGGCCGAGTTAGACGCCGAAGCCGCGTCCTGGCGCTACCGCCTGCGCACAACCCCAGATTCCCAGTGGGAGACGGCAGTAGCGGCCGTGGAAAGGCGGGCCGTGGCCTTCGCGGCCACGGTATCCGGCTCTGCTTACGGGTGGTCGCTGCCGGCAGCCTGGACCCGGCGCTGGTACCTGCGCCGGGCGCTCGCCACCATCAACGCAGAGCGCCGCGCCTGACCATGCCCCTGCTGCGCGTCACGCTGCTGATCGAGGCATCGTCGGCGCTGATCACCGGCCGGCGCATCGAGGCCGCCCTCCGCGGGGCCATCGCAGCTCTCGGAGGTGGCGTGCTCGAAGTGACCGTGCACGACGCGCCAGAATCGTCTGCCGAGGACGCACGCCGCGCCCGAGCGCCGACCAGGCGCATGGCGCCGGTCAAGGGTCGCCTGCCGAGCTGAGCATTTTCTTGCGTGCGCGTGTTTTTTTTTGTTGCGTCGAGTGGTGCAAAAGTGCATACTCTGTGGTGGAGGGACGCGCGACATGAGCACCACCGGAATCAAAGTCGAACGTGCGGGGCGACGCTCCTACATCATCGGCAACACCTATCCGATCAAGGACGCGCTGAAGGCCGCGGGCGCCCATTGGGACGGCGAGCGACGCGCCTGGTGGCTGGGTGACGACGAGGCAGCTAAGAGCCTTGTCGAGCGCTGCGGGCAGGCGGCCTGCACGCCGCGAGAGCAGCCGCAGCAAGAGGGGCTGTCGCAAGACACCAAGATCGCCGGCAAGGCCGTCTACAAGGGCCGGCCCTACCTGCTGCTATGGAGCGGGCGCACGTCGCGCGGCGAGGCGGCCAAGCTCGCCTTCGCCGACGGCAGCAAGATCTTCTGGGCGGACGCTTCGGCTGTGGAGGTGACCAAGACGTACGAACGCCACGAGACCAAAGGGCCCATGACCTTCGGCCGGCTGCAAGCGCTGCGCGCCCGGTACGCCGAGGGGCGGGCGCAGGGCTACGACGACGGGATCGCGGAGGGTCGGCGCTACGAGTGCCCCGAGTGCGGCGAGTACGTCACGCGGGGGGTCGGATCGTGCTGGGAAACTGGCTGCGCGCACTAGGCGTGCGACGAGAGGAGGAGTGAGCACATGGAGCGCGAGGATATCCGGCAGGCCGTGCGCCAACGAGTCCAGGATCTAATGGGCAAGCGTCGGCTCCTCTCCGAGTCGGGAATGGTCAACCTACTTCGCTTTATCGACGCCATGGGTTTATGGTACGACCCGGTACGCGAGCACCAAATCACGCCGGCGCAGTGGGTCGAGCGCTGCAAGGACGTGACGTGCGTGTCGCTGATCGTGGTTGAAGGGGTGGATGGTCGCTGCGGGCTGGAACTGCGCTACGACGAGCCCGGCAGCCTGCATCCGGAGCAGCACGCGCTGCTGACGATTTGTCCGCCCGCGGTGCGCGATCACGACGACGGGCGCTATATGCGCCAGCATGCCGATCGCGTGTTGTTTCTGCGCTAACCAGGAGGACGCGATGCGCCACGCTCTACCGCGACCATGAACTGGTGCATTTCGATGGCAGTGCAGCAGCGTGGCCCTACCAGGCCGATGCGCGACCAAAAAAACGCAAGCGAGGTGCCACATGGAGCGTGAGGCTATGGTGCGAGCGGCGGAACTGATCCTTGCCACGATGCGGCAGCAGGTCGAGGATGACCGCGAGCTAGGGCTGCGCCTGCACGACGCCGTTATGGACCTGGTGTGCGCCTGCGCGGACCATGACGCAGCGGGGATCCCGCGGCTCATGCAGCGCATCGTGATCGGGTGTCTGCAGGCAGCCGACAAGGTGGCGCATGACTGCGAGGCCCGTGGCGAGGCGGCCGCGGCGCGCGAAGTGCGCACTATGGCAGCCATGGAGCTGATGCGGCTGGTTGTACGTGCGATCAGAAGCGCGCGCGGACTAGAGCAGCCGACCGTAGCCTGGGGGGCCGGCGTGCATGCAGAATTGGCGCTGCCCAATACGGGCATGCCGGCCATTAAACAAGTGGCGGTACTGCTGAGCCAATTGATCTGCAACAGCTTCGAGCGCGCTCCGCCGGCGGTCGCGCCATCGCCGCTCACCACCAGCAAGATGTGCAAGGCCATCGGCCACGGCCTTGGACTGGCCCTGGTGATCCGAGGTCACACGCAAGGGCGTGCGCCGAAGGAGTGCGGCAAGGAAGTGGCAGCCGCGCTGGGGCTCGTCGCCAAGGCGGCCCACGATGTGGTGGCCATGCAGCAGGGCGACTGGGAGCAGGAGCAGCGCCAAAGAGAGGAGCCGAGCAGTCATGCAATCAACTGACGACACCAGACAAACCCCCAAGGCTGGCCGCGTGCAGGCAACTGTGACGCTGCAGGTCGATGCCTATGGCGTCATGAGCCAAGCCGTCGCCAGCGGCGTTGAGGCGGGCTTTCGACGGGCCAACAAGCACACTACCACGCTGCCGGATGCCGACACGGAGCAGGGCCGGAGCGGCATCGACACGGTAACCGAAGCTGTGTTGGCCGAGATCACGCAGTGGTTCGCGTTCCCGCCCTTCGGCCTCGATGCGACCGACGGCCCCTTGGAACTCGGCAATGGCTAAGCCGGCGGATACGACCGCAGCGGCATTTTCCGTTGGGTGCGCGCTCGCGACCAAACTGCGCGCGCTGGCGGGCAACGAGCGCGAGCGGGACGCCATTGCGAAATTGGAGGGCGGCGTTGGCCTGGAGGCTGACATGCGCGTAGCAGCCGCTGTGCTGGTGCAAGCCGGCGAGTGGGATACGGCGTCCCTGCTCATGCGCATGGTGGTCTGGGACGACGCAGACGGACAGGAGAGGCCGGAATGAAGTGCATGATCATCGACACCGAGACCACGGGCGTGACGCCGGGCAAGCACGGGATCGTCCAGATCGCGCTGCAGCCTGTCATGTGGCGCCAAGACGACCTGCCGGCAGCCTGCGGCGAGCCCACGGCGTTTCGCGTCGCGCCGTTTCCGCAGGACGTGATCGATCCCAAGGCGATGGAGGTCAACGGCCTCACCGAGGCCCAAGTGCGCGCCTACCCCGAGCCTCGGGCCGTGTTCGCGCAGTTTGAAGCCTTCCTGGAAGCGCACGGTGTGAGCCGGTATGCGCGCAACCAGAAGTACGCATTCATCGCCTACAACGCACCCTTCGACACGGCCATGCTGCGCGCATGGTTTCTGGCCTGTGGGAGCCAGTATTTCGGCTCGTGGTTTTGGGTGCCGTCGATCGACGTAATGGGCCTGGCCATGGTGGAACTGATGCACGAACGCGAGAAGCTGCAGAACTTCAAGCTCGGCACGGTGGCTGAGCACATGGGCGTGATGCTCGGCAAAGCGCATGACGCCATGGGCGATGTGCAAAGCACCCTCGGGCTACTGCGCGCCATCGTCGAGCGCCAGCAATCACGCCGACCGCCGCGAGAGGTAGCGACAGGCCAAGAGGGCGCAGCCGTCGAGACCGACAGCCTGGGACCGGACGGGGCCGGGCATGCGGGATAGAGAAAGGGAGGCCATGCGTGAGCAGTGACACTGAGGCGGCGGAGGCGGCGGCGCGGGCTGCGGAGGCAGCGCGAGCGGCGGCGTGTGCGGCGGCGGATGTGGCGGCTGCGGCTGAGGAGGCGGCGGATGTAGCGGCTGCGGCGGCGGATGCGGCTGCGGCGGAGAAGGCGCGGGCGGATACCGCATGGCTAGCGGCGGCGGCGAAGGCGGATGCCGCGTGGCGTGAGGCGCAGCGGGCGTGGCGGGTGCAGTGGCAGACGGCGCGGGCGGCGCGGGCTCCGGCGGCCTCGAATGAGGTGCAGCGTGAGCAGTGACACTGTGGCGGTGGAGGCGCGGCGCGCAGCTGCGGCGGCGACGGAAGCGGCGGCGCGGGCGGCGGTGGCGGCGGCAGCGGCGTGGGCGGCGGCGCATTCGGTGGGAGAGGCGGTGCAGGCGACGCTGGCGGCCGAGGTGGCGGTGCTGGCAGAGGCAAAAGGGGTGCGCGATGACCAGTGACAACGAGGCGCAGGCGCGGGCGGTGTGGGATGATGCGCATCTCGCTGCTCCGGCGGAACCGGGGGACAGCGAGGTGATCACGACCGTCGGCGACGTGACGATCCGCACCGTACTGAGCTACCTTGGCGATGGGCGCTGGCGCGCGGTCTATTGGCGCGGTGAGCACGCCGTGAGCTGCAGCGACTACCCCTGGCACGGGCCCATGCCCACCGGCCCACACGAGCGCGTCCGTGCCGAAATGCGAGCCCAGGCCCACGCGCGCTGGCTATGCAGCAAATTTGGAGCGCTCACCGACCCCCCAAGTTGCCGAGTCCAGGCCATGCGCCTGAGCGGGCCAGCGCCGCTGCGCGTGTCTGCCGAGGCACTGGCCGAAGTCGAGCGTCGAGCGGCTGCCGAGGCTCCCGGTCGAGAACGCCGAGAGGCCATCGCCATGCAGCGTGAAGCCGAGCGGCAGCAGCGGATCGACATGGCCGACGGCCGTGGCGACCAGTACATGCGCGAGCTGCACTGGCGCGTCTTTCGGCCGTACCTCGTGCCGGAGGAAGGATAGTCATGGGCGCGAATGGACCATGCCCCGACTGCGGTCATGTGCGGTGCCCGGAGGCATGCGTGTGCAACTGCGATGCGGCGCATGCCGAGGAGGAGTGCGCCATGCTCCGCGTGGCGCTGGCGTCGCGCACCGTCGCGCTGGACGAGTGGCATGGCTGGGCCTCGGCTTTGGTGAATGATCTGGGGCGGCATTCACTGCGAGACACGCACCCGGATCGCATGTTGCGCGCCATCATCGAACAACTCGCGCGCATGGCGCCAGGCGTCCCGCGCTGCTCGCGGTGCGGTTGCTTTTCGACGCGCCACGACGTGGACGACGAGGAGCTGCGGGCGTGCGTGGATTGCGAGTGCTCGCAATTCGAGGCGTGAGCTGGAGGTCCTGGCCGAACGAGGGTGCGCTGGCGCCCCACCGTCGTACTCGTGACCGGCACCGTGAGACTCGCACATCTGGAGGGACACGCGAGGCCGAGGAAGCATGATCCGAGCGGGGTGAAACGGCGGAACGCCAGCGCGGCGACATGGTGGCACCGTCACCCTGCGCGCGTCAAGCCACTAAGCCTTGTGTGTAGGCTCATTCGCGAACACCACGGATAGCGCCAAAACGCACGCAAACGCCTATTTCTTGACCTTCCGCGCGGCGTCGTGGAATGGTGCCGCCCCTGTCGTACAGTGTCAGTCGTCGGCGTTGCACGAAGGGTGGTGTGCATGGGCAGATTGCCGCGCTGGTCGGACGCTCGTTCCGAGATCCTGTCTCGCATCGACATCGAGACGATCCTGGGGCCGCACCTAGACCACGCGCGCCGGCGCGGGCTGGAGCTGCAGGCGTGCTGCCCCTTCCACGATGAGTCGACCCCGAGCTGGGCCATCCATGTGGGGCCCGGCGACAAGCGCGGCCTGCATAAGTGCATGGCCTGCGGGGCCTCGGGCGATTTCGTGGGGTTGTGGCAGCACATCCGGGGGGTGAGCTTCGCGGATGCGGTCAACGAGCTGGCCGACCATGTTGGGGTGGGGGCCGACGATGCCGGGGGGCCACCGGGGCATGACCCGCTCGGGGCCGGACGCACCGAAGCCTCAGCCCCCAACCGCCCCGCCCGCACCAGCGCCACCATTTCAACGCTTCCCCCGCCCGCCATTCCAGCCAAACGGATCAGAGCCTGGCACGACGCGCTGATGGCGCGCCCGCAGCTACTCGACGCGCTGTGCGAGGCCCGGGGCCTGTCGCGGTCGACTGTCCAGCGGGCGCTCATCGGGCACGACGGCGAGCGCTTCACGCTGCCTATCCGCGACCCTGACGGCAAGGTGGTCAACGTCCGGCGCTACGCCCTGCCCCCCAATGCGGGGCGCGCCAAGATGCTCAACTACGTCGACGTGGACACGGGCTACCGCTACGGCACGCCACCGCGGCTCTACGGGCTCGACATGGTGATGGCAGAGCGGGATCACGCGCGCCCCGTGGTGGTCTGCGAGGGCGAGTGGGACCGGGTGATCGCCACGCAGGCAGGCTACCTCGCGGTCACCGGCACGCATGGCGCTTCAGTGTGGCGCGAGGAGTGGACCGCCGCGCTGAAGGGCCGGAAGGTGATCCTGGCCTTCGATGACGACAAGGCCGGCCGAGCTGCGCGCGACGCGGTGGCTGTCCAGCTCCTCGGCGACGGAGAATGCACGGTCTACATGGTGGTTTGGCCCCAGACCTGGAGCGGCAAGGATATCTCGGACTGGGCGCTGCAACACCACGCTGAGCCACGCCACGGGCTGCCCCAACTGCTCGACGAGCCGGCGAGGTGGGAGGACCACGGCCAAGCTGAAGGCGGGCCGCCCGATCCCGCCAGCGATCCCGACATGGCCTGGATGACGCTGCTTAGGTGGCATACGGACGAGAAAGGGCGTGAGAAGCTAGTCCACGACACTGGCAACCTCGTGATGATCTTGACGAATCACCCGGACTGGAAAGGGCGAATGGTACTCGATGAGTTTTCCGGCCGGCAGCGCTGGACAGCCGAGCCCCCCAGACCCAAGGGCGTCGAGACCGCCATGGCGCGCGTGACGAGCTTCCCCGCGGACGTGCGCGATGAACACTGGGTGGCCGTTTCCGGCTGGATGGCGCGCGAGTGGGGGTGGTTTCCAGGCAAGTCGACCACCCTTGATGCCATGCAGGCCGCGATGGACCTGCAGGCGATCCACCCGCTGAGGGTCTACCTCGAATCTGTGCAGTGGGATGGCACCCCGCGCGTCGACCAGTGGCTGACGACCTACCTGCACGCGGCGGCGACCCCTGCCACGGCTCGCGTGGGCCGCTGGTGGCTGATCTCGGCCGTGGCTCGCATCTTTCAGGCCGGCTGCCAGGCGGACCATATGCTGATCCTCGAAGGAGCCCAAGAAGCCGGCAAGTCGTCGGCCGTGAGAGCGCTTGCCGGGGAGTGGTACCAGGGAAAGCTCGGGAACATAGAGAACAAGGAAGGGCAAGCCACCTTACAAGGCGCGTGGATCATCGAGATCGGCGAACTGGATGCCTTCCGCGGCAAGGCGGCCACGGCCATCAAGGACTTCGTGACGCAGGTCATTGACGTATTTCGCCCCGCTTACGGGCGCTTACAGCGCTGGATGCCGCGCCAGTGCGTGTTCGTCGGCACGACCAACGAAAGCCAGTACCTGCGCGATCCGACGGGCGCCCGGCGCTTCTGGCCCGTCCAGGTCGGTGGCGTGATCGACGTGGCGGGGCTGCAGCGGGACCGCGATCAAATCTGGGCCGAGGCCGTGACCCTCTTTCGCGCCGGCGAGCAGTGGTGGCCCGCGCGCGGCGACAACGTGCGCGAGGAGCTGCTGGCGCTCCAGGAGGCCCGGCAGGACGTGGACCCCTGGGAAGAATCGGTCGGCCGCTACCTCGCCGGCCAGGAAGAAACGAGTCTGCAAGCCGTGCTCGATTTCCTCGACGTTCCCCTGGAGCGCCGCACCCGCACCGAGCAGATGCGGGTCGGGGCCATCGTCCATCGCGCCAAGTGGAAGCGCGTGCGCCGCAAGGTCGACAGCGGCCAGCACGTCTGGCGCTACGTGCCCGAACACGTAGACCGGCAGATGGCCATCGGGCTGCACATCGACGCCGATCCGTGGACGCAAAAGGTGGTCGGTCTGCTCGGGACCTGCCGCGAAGCCCTCGCCGATACCCTGCTCGAAGCGCTCGGGGCTGATCCGGCCGACCGGGCCGCACAAACACGGCTCGGGGTGGTCATGCGCGCAGAAGGCTGGAAAAAAGTACGCATTCGTACAGAAAGCGGCGGTCGCGCCTATAAGTGGCTGTCGCCATTAACGAAAGCGGCCGAGGGAGAGATGCCAGTCGGCGACAACGACTAGCCCAACCCAGATCCGGCCTGTCCCAACCTAGATCCCAACCCCCAGAATGTAGCCCAATGCAGCGCCATGTGCGGCGAAGTGGCCAGGAGTGCGACACGCTGGCCTAACCTAGATCCGCGTGGCCCAACCTTGATCCCAACCGATCCCAACCTTTTTTGAGGTTAGGATCTAGGTTGGGTCTCTCAATGATTTCAACGTCTGGTCCAACCTGTCCCAACCTAGATCCTAACCTATTTACTAAAAGGGTAAATGGTGGTTATATTAGCAGAATATGTGTAATGTGGCTTACAAAGTGTATAGAGGGTGATTAGGGCGCAGAAGGGGTGTTAGGGAATAGGTTGGGATCTAGGTTAGGCCAGGTTGGACCGGCCAGCGATATTACTGGGGAACCTAACCTAGATCCCAACCTCTGCGGAGGTTGGGATCAGCGTGGGGGGGTTGGGATCGAGGTTAGGTCAGCGGGCGGCGTCCAATCCTGTAAGGCATTGAATCTGTACTTGGTTTTGCCGGGCACGTCAAGCCGAAGCGCGCAACGACAGGTAGGTGTGGGTACGCAGCGTGGGCGAGAACGGCAGGCTTCGGGCTGGCCCAACCTCCCCCACGGCCAGGTTAGGCCAGGTTAGGCCAGGTTAGGCCACGGATCGTGTAACTACCTGAAAGCACTGAAACCAGCTGGCCTAACCTATTTGCGGGAGGTTGGGCCAGGTTGGGCCAGGTTGGGCCAGGCTTCCGGAACAGGAAAGTGCTTGACGGATGGGCGCACGAGTGATAGCACCAAAAGCGGAGGGACGCGCAATGAACCACCCCGAGCTGGAGTTTGAACGGATCGAGACTGCGAAGCACCCGAGCATGGCCGTCGTGGCGAGCTGTGAGGCGTACAGGGCGGCTTCGAGCCGGGCCCTGCTCGCCTACCACGCCCGCAGCTGGGAGACGCTGGGCGAGGCCGCTGCGGCCGCTGCAGCGTGCGAGTTTGCGGGCGCGGTGCCGACGCTGCGGGGCGGGGCGGCGCGGCCCATGGGTCTGCGGGGTGCAGTGTGAGCAGTGACACTGAGGCGAAGGGGGCGGCGGCGGAGACGGCGCGTGCGCGTGCGGCGCGTGCGCGTGCGGCGGAGGCGCGTGCGGTGGCGCGGGCGCGGTTGGCGGACACAGAGTCAGCATGGCTGGATGCGGCGCGACGGGCTGAGGCGGCGTCGGCAGAGGCTGCGGCGGCGGAGGAGAGGGCGAGAGTGGCCCGGGTGGCGGAGGCGGAGGAGAGGGCGAGAGTGGCCCGGGTGGCGGAGGCGGAGGCGGAGGCGGAGGCATCATGCTGACGATCCGCATCGAGAACGAGAAGCGCGGGAGCCATGTGCACGCGACCGTTCGTGTCGGCGAGCGCCCTGGGGCGCTGGCGCTGGCGGGCGAACTGGTGCTGCGGCTGGGGGAGTGGCAGGCGCTCGGCGCGGCGCTGCTGCTCGGCCAGCGCGCCATGGCGGGGCATGTGCTCATGGAACTGCCCGGGCAGGACGCAGTGTGCGCGGCCTTCGCAGCGGATCGGGACGACGCATGAGAGCCAGACCATGGCGGGCTGTGCGGATTGACGACGCCCTGATCATGCAGGTCGCGGCATGGGCCGAGCGCGAGGCGGAGGCACGGAGCAGTGCGGGCTTGCCGCGGCGCTCCATGGCGGCTGCGGTGGCCCACCTGCTCGTGGTGGGTCTGCGCGCATCGGAGACCGGGCGCGAAACGGCAGCGGAACACGCGCTCGTTTAGCGCTTGCGCGCGCGCGGTCGTACAGTGTACCATGCCGCGCACACATGCCTGGAAGGTGGCGAAGTGGTGCAATCCGGCAGCCCCGAGGGTGCGGCAGGTGAGACGAGCATTACGCCGACAGCCATCCGAATCATTTGGGCGCTGTACAGCATCGAAAGCGAAAACGGCAAAGAGTGGGTGCACGTAGCAGAGATCGCGCGGCGCATGGCGCTAGCGCCCGAGGCCGTGCATCGGATCCTGATGCAGATCAGACCGCGGCGCGCGCTGCGGCGGAGCGCGGAGCATCCGAGGCAATGGCGCATTGGCGAGCAAGGGCGGGCTGTGTGCCGGGCCATCGAAGCGATATCCAGGAGCATCGAGGAGCGCGCGCGTGGCTGACGAGTCACTGCTAGACCCGCGAGCCGCAGCACAACTGGAGACCGCCGAAGCGGTGGCGCGCTACCTTGACGCGGCTGTCACGCGCGTGGCGGATTTCATGATCGCGCGACCGGCCCCCCCGACCGACACGATCACGTCCGTGGCCTATCTGGAGTGGGAGCGGCGGTGTCTCATAGAACACGGGCGCGCCATGGGCGCTATCGAGGCTCTGAGCACGTTTCGGCTAGCCTCGCGGGCGCAGGTCGAGGCCGCGCGTGAACGCCTGCTGTGGGCCGTGTCGCTGCGCGTGGCGCAAGCCAGTCTAGGGCTCTGAGATGGCCGCACCCGGATGGTGGAACGTGATCGGCGTCGAAGTCATCGCGGAGGCACTGCAGGCCGAGGGCGTCTACGTGGTGGACGACGCGCGCAAGATCATCGCCTGGAACAGGGCGGCGGAGAGGCTGACAGGCTTCGCGTCGAACGAGGTGGTTGGGCGCTCGTGTCGAGACGACGTGCTGTGTCACGTCGACGCGCACGGCAACGGGCTGTGCGGAGACCAGTGCCCGGTGACCATGGCGTTGGAAACCAAGCGTGAGCAGAGGGCGAGCGTCTACCTTCACCGGAAGGACAAAACGCTGCTGCAGGTCGACGTGAGGGCCGTGCCCTTTGTGCTCGCCGATGGGACGACAGGGGTCGTTGAAACCTTCGTGGATACGGATCACGCGACCGCGGGCGAACTGCGCAGCCAGGCCATGATCGACGCCCTGACGGGGCTTCCTAATCGGGGCTACTACGACCGGATGGTGGCCGACCTATTGGCGGCGCGCGAGCGCACGCCGGGGATCGCGGGCGCGTGGGCGATCGTGGTGATCGACGGCGACGGGCTGAAGGCGATCAACGACACCTGCGGCCACCAGGCGGGCGATACGATGATTCGCGAACTCGCCGAGCAGCTGCAAGACACGGTGAGGCGCATGGATTTCTTGGCCCGATGGGCGGGCGATGAGTTTGTGCTGCTGGTGCGGCGGTGCGATGGCCGAGAACAGCTTAAGCGGATCGCTGAACGGTTGCGCCTGGCGGCGCGGAGAGTGCGGCGGCCTGATGGATCGAGGCTGACGGTATCGATCGGGGCAGCGCTGGCGGCTTCGGTGGGCAATGAACCGGAGCGGTCTGTTTTCGCGCGCGCCGACCGCGCGCTGAAGGATGCCAAGGAGTCCGGACGCGACCGGGCGGAGGTAGTTTGATGGCGCCAGCATCGCCAGAAGGCCAGTGGTATCGAGTCGACGCGGTGTGGCAGGGAGAAGGCACGGAGCCTGTGGAAGTCGCACCGGGGGTCGTGGTGCGGCGCATGCTCTACCGCGAGGCCGGCGGGGAGCCCGAGCTTGCGGTGCTGCGCGTGCCCATGCGTGAGCTATCGCAGAACATGGTGGCGCAATTCGTTCGCGGCTGCGAGGCCGCGCTGCGCGTACCGGTACTGGCGTTGTCGAGCGGCGTGGAATTGGTGCGGTTGATACCTATGACGGACGCCGAAGTGCGGAAAACAACAGGAGGGGAACATGGCAGCCAAAAAAGCGAAGAAGGCACCGAGCAAAGCAAAGAAGGGTGCTAAGGGCAATGCAATTCGCAGCGGAGGAGATGGCGGCGGGAGATAGGCCAGGTGCGGCGCTGAGGCCGGAAGACGCGGTATGGGCGCAGACCGCGGTGCACAAGCGCCGCGTTGATGCAGCGCTGGCGTCCATCGAGCGTGCGAGCCGGCAGGGCCCGATCGGTGTGAGCTTCTCGGGCGGCAAGGACTCAACCGCGACGCTCGACTTGGTGCGTCGCGTGGTGCCCGACGCGCCGGCGGCTTTCTTCGACTCCGGCGCTGAACTGCCGAGCACGATGACACTGGTCCGCCAGGTAGGCGCCGAGGTGTGCGCGCCGCGCATGACCATGGCGGAGATGGCGCGCTATGCCGGGTGGTGGGGCTATGCGGCGCCGGTCGACGCGGGATGCGACTTCGACGCGAAACTGGTCCTGATCCAGGAACCGTCCGAGGCATTCGTGGTGCGACGACGGCTGCGCGTGATGGCGCACGGGGTGCGAGCGCAGGAGAGCCGGGGACGCGCGAAGCACGGGACCGCGCGCGGCGAGGTGTACCAGGGCGCCGATCGCACCTGGGTGTGCATGCCCGTGCTGCGCTGGGAGCTGGCGGATGTGTGGGCGTACATCGCGAGCCGTGGGCTGGCCTACAACTCGGCCTATGACGAGATGGCGCGCTGCAGGATCCCGCGCGAGGCGCAGCGGGTGGCGGGGATGCTCGGCGATCGGGGCAGTGGCTGGGGGCGACACACCATGCTCAAGCGGTACGCGCCAACGCAGTGGCGCGAACTGGTGCATGAGTTCCCTGGGTTGGCAACTCTCTCGGGGTGACGTGCATGGTCCTGACGGCGACGCAGATGCTGCATGCGCATGTAGGGGCGCCAGAAGTGACGGGCTGCTCGGCAGGAACGACACCAGGCGAGCGCTGCTGGGTGTGCGGGGGGATGGCTGAGCGTGGAATGGCGGCGGGCAAGTGGCAGGGCGCGAACTACACGGGGCAGGACCGTGCGCTGTGCCCGTGGTCGGAGCGGGTATGCGAGGCATGCGTTTGGGCGATGGCGGGCAAGCCGCCAGACACGCTGCGGATGAAATCGCATGTGTACGAGACGGGTGTTGGGCATACCGCGCTGCATAAGGGCGACAAGGCTGCGATCTTGGCGTTCCTGCGCCGCTCCCACGATGGGGCGTGGTGGGCCGCGATAGCGGACAGCGGAAAGAAACACGTCCTGCCGGCCACCCCGGTCAACCCGGCGGGGGCGCGCGGACGTGTGCGGTTCGAGGAGCGCACGGTGGCCTTGCCCGTCGATGGCAGCGATGGGTGGTCGCTGGTCGACGATACCGCGGAGCTGCTCGGCGATGGGGTGACGAAGCGCGAAGTCGACGCGGGCTCATACTCGCCCCGAAGTTACCAGGCGGCGCGCGTGCGCGTGGAGGCCTTTGAACGGCGCTGGAGAGGGAGTCGCGGTGCGGCGTGGTTCGCTCTGGCGGTGTGGTTGGCTCAGGCGGTGGAGGGCGATCGGGATGCTGAGTGAGGAACATGCCGAGACGCTGCGCACGGCAACAGTGACCGCGCTGCTCGCGCTTCGGCGCGAGTACCTGCGGACATCCGCCTGCTCGCGGATGAAGCACTGGACGCAGCTCCGCGACCGTGCGGTGTCGGCGGCCAGGCGCGCGACCACGGTAGACGAATGGGCGACCATGATCATGCGCGGATTGCAGATCCCAACGATGGGCCTTGCTGGGTGCGAGGCTCTGGTGGCGTTGCGCGCTGCGGTGCGAGCTGCAGGTGCGGCCGAGCCCTGGCTGACGATGATCACGGATGAACACGGCCTGCTGTTTGCGCTGGCGCGACTGGAAGCCGAGCAAAGCAAGCGCACGAAGGAGCAACAGCCATGAACGAGCGGCGCCGATACCAGTTTGTGCTCGAAGCCGCGACGCCGCTGGCGCACCACGCCGAGGCGATGGGCAACGAGGCGATCATCATGCGGAGGAAGCTGCGCACAGCGCACGGCGGGTGGGCTTACGTGCCGGCTGTCTCCGGCGACGCGATGCGGCATGGCCTGCGGGAGGCAGCCGCGTATGCTTTTCTGGATGCTGCGGGGATGCTGTCTGATGCGACTGCGTCACTATCAGAGGGGGCTCTGAGGCTGCTCTTCTCGGGCGGCATGGTGACGGGGCGTGGTGACGGCGGAACGGTGCGGCTGGACGCCTACCGTGAGTTGTGCGCGATGGTGCCACATATGGCGATCTTCGGCGGGTGTGCGGGCAACCGGATCATACCGGGCAGGCTGCAGGTCGAGGACGCCACGCTGATCTGTGATGAGTCGCGGCGATTCGTGCCGGAATGGGCTGTTGCGGTGGCCGAAGCCTACGGCGGTGGGGCGCTGGAGAGCGGAAGAGCGCACGTCGAAGAGGTGCAGCGCGTGCGCATGGATCCATGCTTGTCGCCGGAGAAGCGCACGCTGATGGCGCCGGAGGCTCGGCAGAGCGTGGACGAACGGATGCTCGCCAGCGCGGAGGCCAGCGAAGACGACGACGAGGCAGGGAGAGAGGCGACAAAGAGCAGCATCATGCCGCGCCGCTATGAGCGTCTCGCCCAAGGGTCGTTGCTCTACTGGGCGTGCGAGGCGACCTGCTGCAGTGAGTTGGACGTGGACGCTTTCCACGTCGCGCTGGGAGTGTTTCTCGCCGATGCCGTTGTCGGCGGGAAGCGAGGCACGGGGCATGGGCGGTTGCGCGCTGTAGAGGCGCGGCAGATTGACCTCGTGCGACAGCGCGATGCGAGTGAGGTGCTGGACATCGGGGCCCTCGGGCCAGCGGTCGGAGAGACGTTCCGGCGTCATGTACAGGCACGGGCGGAGGAGGTGCGGACATTCCTGGTGACGGTCAATGCGTGACGGCGCGGGCATGCGGCCGCTGGTGGTGACAGCCAGGCTCCGCGGAGCGATATCGCTACCGCACGGGCCGATCGCGCTCGACGGCCTGTTGGCCTGGGCCGTGGCGCAGCGTGACGGACTACCGCCTGCACTGACGGCTGCTGAGGCGCTCCCCATCAAGATCCCAATCGAACGCGAGCCGCGGGGGCGGTTCCACCTGGCGAGTAGTTCCATGGGGATGTGGGAGGCGCACGAGCACAGATGGGTCAACCGTCGGTATCCGGTGGGGGAGGCGCAAAGCATGGGCGATGCGCATTTCCGTGCGATCAAGATCACGGCTGGGCGCTGCAAGAGCTTCCGGCTGCCGCTTGAAGCAGGGCACATGACCCACGACACGCTGACGTGGTTTTGCATCGGGCTGGAAGCCGACGTGCGGGCGCTGTTGGTGGAATGGGTGGCGGCGTTGGGAAAGAAGCGCAGCGTGGGGCTGGGGCGGGTCCAGACGTGGACCGTCGAGCCCTGCACGCCATGGGGAGACGGATTCCCCGTGGTGCGCGCGGATGGCCAGCCGTTGCGGCCCGTGCCTATCGACTGGCCGGGGCTTGCGCCAGACTGTGAACAGGCATGGCATACCGTGACCTACCCGTACTGGGATCGCACGGCGGAGGTGCTGTGCGCTGTGCCATCATGGCGGTAGCGGGGCCGTGGTTCATCAGTCCCCACGCGGTGCAGCGGTACCGCGAGCGGGTGCGTGACGTGGCGCCGCAGGAGGCGCTGGACGCGCTGGTAGACGTGGCCTCACGGGCTCATTTCGTGCGCGAGTTGCCTTCTGGCCTGGCATTGTGGCGTGGCCCGAGGCCGCTACGTCTACGTCTGCGCGTGGCCAAGCCCACGACGGCAGATGACCTGCCATCGCTCGTGACTGTCATGGCCGGCTGCGATGCCGCGACGCGGCCGAAGATGGGCGGACGATGACGGAGCAGGACGCGCAGTTAGAGGAGGGCTGGGCCATCTTCGCGGCCTGGCGCGACGCGCGCGAGCGCGCGGGCGAGCCACTTCCCCCGTCGGTGGCGTGCCTGTTGACGCGCGAGACGATCACGCTCTCGGTGCTGGACGACCTAGTAACCCACATCGCGACGCTGTGCCGGCTACCCCCGGCTCAGGTCGTGCCCGCGATCCGCTATGAGCAAGGGATGATCGCGTTCGATGCGGCGAGGATCGGGGAGATCGACGAAGACGCGCGCCGCATGGTCGAGACCATCCTTGGGATAGCCCGTCGCGCCCTGACTGCGCGTCTGGCGGCGCATCGCGAGCGGCGCGCCCGCGATCGGTGACATGGGCGTCCCGCGCTACAGCCCGCAGCCCACGAGCATCGCCGCGCGCTATGCGGGGCACCCAGTCTTGGTGGCCGTCGAGCACGCCTACCTGACAGATCCGCTGCGGCGCGGGATCGAGCATTGGCACTACGAGCTGGATCCTGATCGACGCCTGACGGTCGAGACCGTGCGCGCAGCGGCGGCCGAGGGGCGGTGGATCGAGCGCCGGCAAGCCTACTGGCGCGGGGTGCAGGACGCCTGGCTGCGGCAGAGCGAGCTTGCACTGGTGCAGCAGAGGATCTCCGAGCTGCAGGAGCTGAAAGACCTCCGCGACCAGACGCGGCGTCACCTGCAGCCCACCATCGGCGAGGATGGCACGGTGGTGTTCCCGTACCGCCCGCGCTCCTACGAGGGTGCGATCAAAGCCTACGTCCAGCTGGACGCAGCGCTCGAAGCGAAGCGCGACGCCGTGCTGGAAACGATCAACCCGCTGCTCGGTCGCACTAGCGCAGAGGCGCCAGGCGACCAGCGCCTGCCCTACTCGCCCGAGGAGTTGCGCACGATCGCAGGCGCGCTGCTCGCAGCGCGACGCCAACGACAGACCGCAGCCTTGCTGGAGGACAGAGACGGTGACGACGAAGAGGGCGAAGAAGACGGCGCCGATGATGAGGGTGGCGACGGCGGCGATCGATAGCGCGTGGCGAGCCCGGCAAGACGAGGGCGACATTGCGGGGCTTGCAGACTCGATCGCGCGGCACGGGCAACTGCACCCGATCACGGTGGTGGAGGCGGGCACCGGGCGTTTTCGGCTGGTGTCGGGCGCTCGCAGGCTCGCGGCCTGCCGGATGCTGCAGACCAGCGTGCTCGCGCGGTGCATCGAGGCGGACGGCGAGCTGGCCGAGGTCGAGGTGCAGATCGCGGAGAATGTGAGCCGCAAGGAGTTTGACAGGTTGGAGCTTGGGCGGGGCTTGGCGCGGCAGCGCGAGCTGTACGAGCGAGCGCACCCCGAGTCGCTGTCCACGCGCGTGACCGGGGGGCCCGGGCGCGGCAAGAAGGGCGCGATGGAGGGTCGGCAGGAAAGCTTCGTGGCGGCGACGGCGCGGCAGGTCGGGATCTCGCCGACGGTGCTGCGCGACTGTCTGGCCATCGGGACAGCGCCCGCGGAGACGACGGCGGAGATCGACGCAGCGCCGACGACGCGGGCGCGCAACATCGCGGCGCAACGGGTGTTGCGGAGGGTGCGCGACGGCCGGCGGATGGCACGTCTGGAAGAGCGCGCGGCGCAGGCTGAGCAGGCGACGCGGGCAGCGGGCGACACCGGTGTGCGCGGGCAGGTCATAGAGGGCGACTGCATGGTGATCATGCGCACCATGCAGAGCGAGCGGGGGCGGTGCATCGATCTGGTGCTGACCGATCCGCCCTATGCCACCGGGCGCGTCTCGGACGTGACGCACCAGCAGCGCACGTCTTTTAGCTCCGATTTTGGCGCCTGGGACCGTTCGCTTGACGTGAACTGGGTAAAGCTAGCAAGCGCGCTGATCAAGCCGGGCGGCCAAATGCTGGCCTTCTGCGCCCTAGAAGCGCTGGGCGCGTACCAGACTGCGATGCAGGCGGCCGGCCTGACGTGGCGGGGCGCGATCTTGTGGGCCAAGAGCAACCCCATGCCCATGCACCGGAACGGCTACGCTTCGGCGGCCGAGGGGATCGCGTGGGCGACCTACGGGGACAAGTACGCATTCGCGCCGTGGGAGAACGCGGGCGAGGCCAGCAATGTGATCACGGGGGCGACCGGGGGTTCCACCAACCGATTGCATCCGACGCAGAAGCCCGAATGGTTGATCGAGCGCTTGTTGTTGCGCCACGCGCCGGTGGGGCCGATCCAGGTGCTTGATCCCTTCGCGGGATCGGGCACTACGATCGTGGTTGGCGAGCGACTGGGGCACTGGGTGCTCGGAATGGAGTCAGATCCGGAACACGCGCGTGTCGCGAGGTTGCGCCAGGCAGCGACGCGGGGGGCAACGGCATGAGCAGCGGCCAAGAGGCGGCGGTCAAGCACGACGCGGGCAAGCCACGCATGGACCTGATACCGCCGCGCGCGCTGCTGGCGGTGGGCGCGGTGATGGCCTACGGAGCCACGACCTATGGGGCGCATAATTGGCGGTTGGGCCTTCCTTGGGGTCGGCTGGCTGCGGCGGCGCTGCGGCATACCATGGCCTGGATCAGCGGCGAGGAGCACGATCGAGAATCCGGCATTGCCCACCTGGCGCATGCCGCGGCGTCGTTGTTGATGTTGCTGGAGTCCAGCATGGAGGGTTACGGGAGCGACGATCGCTTCCGCGCCAACGGCGAATAAAACTTGACGGTCGATGCAAATGCGCATACCGTGGCGAGTGGAGGGACACGCCATGGGGATGCACCGATTAGAGCGGACGTGCGTCGCGGCAGCGACGATCAGTATCGACGGTTACTACAGCCGAGATCGGTGGCTGTACCGCGACGCGCAGGGGCACATGGTCTGGTGCGGCTACGACGATGCGGCGGTGGTGCGCTGCGAGCCGGGAGACAACATCGACCAGGCGATGGCGCGGCTCGGAGCAGACGCGGCGCATTACGGCGGGGCCGTCGAATTGCGCGCGATCATCGAGGGCGCGACGATCGCCGAGGTGTTGCGGGAGTGGAGCACGGCGCCGACGGCCGAGGTATCAGACAACCGCGGGGTGCGCTGATGGGTGAGTGGTACTTCACGGTCGGACTGGTGTGTGGGGTGTTGACGGCCTCTATCGTCGAGACGGTGTGGAGCGTGGTGCGGAGACGTGTCAAGGAGCGCGCGCGATGGCGCGCCTGGCATGCACGCGCGTACCGCTACGACGGTCGAGAGGGAGACGAGGAGCGGCGACTATGGGGGTACGACGAACGACTGTAACGCTGAGGGCTGGGGCCTGGTCGGTGGTTGAGCGCGAGGCGTTGCCCGGTGAGTCGGTGAGCGGGACGGTCTGCCGACTGATCGAGGCTGCGGGCTACCAGCGCGCTCTGGGTCTCGGGGCGCCGAAGGGCGACGCGCAGCCGCACAAGCCTCGGCGCCGAAGGGCGACGAAGGCGGGCTAGGGAAGCGGAGCGGTGATATGGGCGATCCTGCGCGGGCGCTGCCAGCTGACTCTCTCACGGTGTTCTACGCGCACGCGGAGCGCCTTTGGTGGGCGCTGTGCAGCTACGAGCAGCGCGATGTGCCCAAGGGCGCAGGGTGGCTGTGGCATGACCCGTCGCGCGGTGCCTGCCCCATAGCCTGCAGGCCGTGCGGGGCGGGGCTGCGCAAGACGTGGTGGACGGCGGACGTGGCCGCGGCGAAGCGCCTGGCGCCCCACTTCGGCGACAGCGCGCATGATGGATTGGAAGTTGCGCGCCGGGATATCGAGGCGTCGGCTGCCACGGGGGCGGACACGTCATTTGCTGTGCCGTGCCCCAAGGGGCTGGACCTGCTGCCCTACCAGATCGCAGGGGTGGCCTACGCGATGGGGCGCCGGCGCACGCTGATCGCTGACGAGATGGGGCTGGGCAAAACGGTACAGGCGATCGGGGTGCGCAATCTCATGGCGCCCGATGCGACGTGCCTGGTGATCTGCCCAGCCAGCCTGCGGTTGAACTGGCGCGAGGAATGGCGACGCTGGACGGTGCATGATGACCGGCTACACGTCGTCGACACGCAGCGCGATCCACCGGGCGAGTGCAACGTGGTGATCGCGAACTACGACAGGATGAAGGGCAGCTTGCTGGCGCACCTAGCCTCGCGCGTGTGGTCGCTGCTGGTGGTCGACGAGGCGCACGCGCTCAAGACGCCGACGGCCAAGCGCACGATGGCGGTGCTAGGGGCCGAGGACAGACGAGACATGGCCACGCCGGCCCTGGTGGACCGTGCAGAGCGCGTGCTGCTGCTGACGGGCACGCCGATGCTCAACCGGCCCTTCGAGCTCTACGGGCTGCTGCGGGCCCTGGACGGGTCGATGTGGCCGAGCCGGTTCCGATTCGCGCAGCGCTACTGCGCGGCGAAGCAGGTTTCCATCGGTCGAGGGAAGTTGGCGTGGGACTACAGCGGCGCGTCCAACCTCGACGAGTTGGGCCAGCGCATGCGTGCCACGGTGATGGTGCGGAGACGCAAGGCCGACGTGCTGACCGAGCTGCCCCCGAAGCGCCGGCAACTGATCGTGCTGCCAGCGCCGGACAAGGCATCGCAGGCGCTGCGCGCCGAGCGCGAGGCATGGGCGCTTGAGCAGACGGGGGTTGATGCCGGGCTGCCCGAGCGCTGGGATGATGCGACCTACGCGCAGCGGGTCGACATGATGAGCGGCACGCTCGCGGCCGCGCTGGGCGCCATCGCGAAGCAGCGGCAGGCCGTGGCGGTGCGCAAGGTGCCGGCCGTGGTCGAGCACGCCTTGATCGCCATGGAGGAGGTGGACCGGGTGATCGTCTGGACGCATCACCACGAGGTGACGGACGCCTTGGCGGCGGGGCTGTGCGACGCGGGGGTGGAGCGGGTGCTGGTCGCCGACGGGCGCTCGCACCCGGAGGAGCGCCAGGACTTGGTGGCGACGTTCCAGGAGCGGAAGACGGTGCGCACGGTGGCCGTGCTGGGGATCCACGCGATGGGCGTGGGGCTCACCCTGACACGGGGCGCTTACGTGATCTTCGCCGAACTGGACTGGGTGCCGGCGCTGATCACGCAGGCCGAGGACCGCTGTCACCGGATAGGGCAATCCGAGCCCGTGCTGGTGCAGCACCTGGTGATGGACGGCAGCGTGGACGCAGTGCTGGTGCGAATGCTGTTGCGCAAGCAGGCCATAGCCGACAAGGCCCTGAACATGGGGAGTCGAGCATGATGCAGTTGACGCCCACGCAGGTCTGGCGCCGGCAACATGCGCTGGCCTTCGCGATCGGCACGCTGGTCGAGGCCGCAGACGACGTGCGCGCGGCGAGGGACGAGGGGTGCGAGTTGGACGATGCCATTGCCCATGTGGAGCAGGCGCTTGCGAGCATGCGCAAGGCGCTCAAAGCGATGGTGGAGTAAAGAGCATGACGCAGCCGATGCCCGACGAGACCGAAGACATGCTCCGTGGCCTCGCCGAAATGATTACGGTGAGGCTCGGCCAGCACCATGGTTTCGTGTTGTGCCTGGCGCCAGCGAGCGGAAAGGGTCGGGTGCACTGCGCGACCGATCTGGAGCGCGGCGCCGCAAGGAGCGTCATGGAGTTTGTGCGCGACAAGATGGACGACACCGAGGGGCCGGCGGCGGGGGGGGAGGTGCTGTTGCATTGACGGCAGCGGGCCGAGAGCGCGCGTCCGGGCGGACGCAGCGAATGCTGGAAGCCGCGGTCGCCGCTATCCACGGCAGCGAGCCGCAAGTGTTCGTTGTCGTCGCGGACGGACGGCACGCGGAGGAGTTGCGCCGACGACTGGTTGCGATGCTGCCGGCGAGCACCCTGGCGGGCGAGAGTGTCTACACCGAGCACGGGCGTCGCCTGGACGTAGTGACGGCTCATGCGATCGGTCTGCAGTGGGCGACGGGCAGACATCGGCAGTTTTTGGGCATCCCGGTCTACGCGGACCACTGCGCCATCGAGCAGGCATGCGGCTGGGCGCTGGACCAGTACGCGCAATGGGATGGGCGCGCAGAACTGGTCGCGGCGATCGGGGCGCTGCTATCCGCGCACGGGTGCGACTGCGAGTGCGACCATGACGCAGAAGGCCACGATGCAGATTGCGAGCGCTGTTTAGGCTGCCGAATCGATGAGTTGCTGCGCTGACGGGTGAGGTGCGTTTTTTTTGTTGCGCTTGATGATGCAAAAGTGCATACTCGGTGCATGGGCCAGCGCAACACAAAGGGGGGCAGCATGAGCAAGACGGTGCACGTCCTGGTGGTCGGCGGAGAGCCGGTGCATTTTGCCACCGCAGCAGCAGCACGCCGATACATTGATGCTCTCCCACCGGCGCGGCGTGACGAGGTGGCCTACCTCGGGACGGTGGAGGTGCAATCGTGAGCAGCGACACCAAGACCGAGCGCATGGGACGGGCGGCCGAGAAGCTGATGGAAGCCGGCTACAAGGCCGAGGCCCTGACGCTCGCTCGCGAGTACGGCACGTCGGTGTGGGTCGCGGAGTGCGAAGGCACGGACGTGGAGTATCCGGGGGCCACGTCACGGCAGGAGGCGGCCGAGGAATACGTGGCCACCGGGTCATGGGGTGACCCGTGCGACGCGACGACGTGGGTCACCATCGCAACGTGGGAGCGCTGGACGATCGGCGGTTTAACGTTTGACGACGAGCGATCGCAACTCGCCGTGAAGGTCGCGATCGAGCCCGAAGAGCCCGAGTGCGCCGAGGGCCAGGAGCATGACTGGCAGGACCACGGCCACGACAGGTGTCACGGCGCCGGCATCGTCGGCTCCGTGCGCTGCCGCTACTGCGGGGCGGTCTGCACGACCGACACCTACGCGCAGGACCCCGAGGACGGCGAGCAGGGCCTCACGAGCGTGCGCTACGACCTGGACGCTCACGACACGTCGGGGCCGGCCGGCGCTGCCGACAAGCCCGACAGCGCGTATGACTACGAGGCCGTGGATTCCTACGTTTCGACCTTCCCGAGCGACCGGCACCCCATGGGCGAGGGCGCGGCAGACGTGATGGTCGGCGTGGCCTCTGCCGGCGAGGGGTGGCGCGAACGCTGGTACGTGAGTGCTTGGGACGACGCCGGCGGGTGGTTCGACGAGGACGACGACTCGGCCTACGAGACCGAGGACGAGGCTATCGAGGCCGCGAAGGCGCTGGCGGCCGAGAAGGATGAAGGAAATGGGAAGGAGTCCGCCGAGGACTACCTGCGGCGACAACTCGCCGAGGCGGCCGGCGACCAGGATCCAAGGGGCGCGTGGGGGATCTCAACAGACGGAGAATACCCCGAGGAGCGCTACGCCTCCCAGGAGCAGGCCGAGGCCGCATGCGCGCTCGCGGAGTGCGCACTCGACGACCGCTATCGCGGTACGCGCCGGCTGATCGCGTACGGGGTCATCCATCGCGTCGCAGGGCAGTGGGTGGGGGTGGATACCGACGATGATGAGGAGGCGTGATCATGGCGCGCATGAAGTTGCCGCGCGCGAGCCGCAGCAAGGCGTCTCCGCGCGTGACCAGTGATGGCCACGTATGCCTCGTTTGCGGCCGTGCGATCAGGGGCGCGGCGGACGTTTGGGTGCATCTTCTGACGACTCTAGAGCTTGCGAGCGTCGATGAACCGATCGATGAGAGCCGCGAATCGCAGGGATGGTTTCCGGTCGGCCCCGAGTGCGCGCGCCGCATTCCGGCGGCCTTCCGAACGTCGGGCGGCGACTAACTGGGAAAGGGAGGCAGAGGACCATGGAACAACTCGTGATGGTGTGTTTGTCAGATCCTGATGGTGCGGTGTGCGGCCTGGCCACGGCGATCGTGAAAACATGGCCCGTCTGGGGAGCGTGCATCATCGCGAACCTGATCAGTCTGCCGCTTTTGCTATGGCTGATGTGGGGGACGATCACCAGCGTGCGAAAACAGGGCGAAGATGACACGGCGGCTATCATCGCGGCGATCCGTGCAGGGCGGGACACAGCCTATGACGTAGCGCAGCGCAGGGCATCCGATAGCGCAGCGCAGCGAGGCCCTTGACGGCCGCGCGCGGCCCGGCCATGAGAGCGGCATGGACTCCACCCGTACCGCCAAGATCGTCTATGACCTGCTCGTGACGTTCTCGCAGCACTACTGCCGCGAGCTATCGCTCGACCCTGACCCCGGGCATCGCACGCGACCATGGGCGCTAGGGACGCTCGCAGGCGTGGCCTACCACTACACGGGCGGCCCGAGCTTCGAGCGCTCGGCGATGTGGTTCAACGACCCGACGAGGGGCAACACCGTGTCCAGCTGCCACGTCCTGATCGACGACGCCGTGCACGACGATCGCCTGGGCCAGATGTGGCGCGGTGAGGCGGGACTGCTACGCACCATTTTTCCGGCCCCGCTGGTGGTGCTCTGCCCATGGGACCGCGGGGCATGGACCACCAATTGGGCCAATGGCCGGTGCTTAGGCGTGGAGCTGCGCAATCGTGGCTACGTGCCGCCCGGCGACCGTGACGCCAGCCTGACGGTGCAGGTTGCGGGTGGGCGCATGGTGGAGCGCTATACGGCCGAGCAGCTGGCATCGGCGCTGCAGATCGGCCGGCTGGCGTGCGCGATGGCGCCCGACACATGGTCGGATGACTATGTGCTGGGGCATTCCGCGGTTTCGTGGGCCAAGCGCGACCCGGGCCCGGATTTCCCGATCCACGCCATGCGACGCGCGATCCAAGGCGATGGCGTCGACGGCGCGCTGCCGTCATGGTTGGCCGCGTGGCCGCGTGGCAGCGATTTGCGAGCGACGCAGCAGGACAGCCAGACGCAGCAGGACAGCCAGACGACGGACGCGCGCGGCGCAAAAACTGGTAGCGGATGGACCAAGGACTTGCGCAGGGTCATGCAATGGCCCGAAACAGCGGATGCGCTGGCAGAGCAGAGCCGTGCGGACGCATTGTTGGAGGCGCTGTTTCTCTGCGGCTACAACGTCGACGACATGGGCGGCAACAACGACCAGGCCAGAACGCGAAGAGCGGTCGCCATGTTCCAGCGCTGCTACAACGAGGGGCATGCCGCAACGCCGCTGGTCGTCGACGGGATCTGCGGCCCGCAAACGTGGCGCCACCTGAGTCGGCGGGCACAGGAGGGACACGTCGGTGAGCGATACCGGAGCAGTGACGGATGCGTGCCCACGGCCTGAACTGACCTGTCACGATTGCATGCGGGTGATGGTCGAGCAACGCGAGGCGCTGGAGCGGTTGCGGGCGCAGGTCGAGTTAATCCGGCAGGCATGGATCCAGCTTGCGCACCAGCTCGCCATCGTGGTGCAGCACTGCGGGATCACGCATTCCACGTCCGGGGCGATCGAGGGCATGAAAATCAGGCGGCCGGATGGCGAGTGATCCGCACATGGCGGGACCGCCACCGATGCCGATGCGGCCGCGCGTGGTTCGTGACGTGCCAACGCCGACGGCCTTCCAGACGCCCGATCCTGAGCCCTTGCCGCCGCCACCACAACCACGCAAGGTGACGCCGAGCGGCATGGCCTACCCGTCGCTGGCCACGGCCGACGGTGCCGTGCCGATCGTGCTCACCTGGCGCACGGTGCTGCGCCTGCTGGGCCCCACCCTCGCGCTGGTGTTGGCGGGCGGGACAGCCGTGGTGTCCGTGGTCGCGGAGATCAGGCACCACATGGCCGACCAGCAGATCCACCTGGCGCGTGGCGAGCGCGATCACCTGATCGATCGCACGGCGCTGGCCGTCGAACTGCAGAAGTTAACCAAAGAAATGGAGCTAGATCAGCGGGCGCGAACCATGCAAGCCATGGAGCAGATTGATTCCGCGCTGCGGCGCTATCGGGACGAGGTAATGCGAGAGTCCAATACCAGGCAAGAGCCGGCACCAGCGCGGCGCACGGGCTCTCGGAGGTAGACGGATGCCCCTATACGACGTGCGGTGTCTGGCCTGCGGCGGCCAGGACGAAGTGAGCTTGAGGCTGGCTGCGGCCGTGCCACCGTGCGCGCACTGCGGCGGTGAACGCGAGCGCATGATCTCGCTGCCGCGCGTGGCGCGCGTCGCGGGCCGGTCGGGACTGATCACGGACATGCGCCAGGTTACGGCCGAGTGCGGGACGCGCTGGCGTGACGCTGGCACGCGCGGCACCCCGGGCGGATCAGGAGCCGTCGGCTACTACCACGCCCGTGCTGCACGTTAGCCCGCAGATCATCCGACGGCCCTGGCGTGACGAGAGCCGACGCACCACGCCGCTGACCGATCTGGCCGCGCCGGCGAGCCACGTACCGGCCCCGCATCGTCTCGACCTGCACCACCCCGAGCGCGCTGATCCTGCCCTTTGGGGCCGGACGCACGAGGCCCTCTGCAGGACATCGCTGCCCTACTTCGCCGCGACCATGATGCGGGGGCCCAAGGGGAAGCCCTACCACGGCCAGTTTTTGATCCGGCCCTACCACGAAGAGTGGGCCGATCTCATGGGCCAGCACGATCGGCTGGTAATCAGGGCGGCGCGAGACCACGGCAAGACGCATTTTTTGAACACGGCGAATTTGCTTTGGCGCGGCGGCTACGCGCAGCCCGGCGAAATGATCGTGATGTTTTCGGCGACGCAGACGATCGCCGAATCGCTGCTGCGGCTGGCGATCGAGGAGCTGCGCCACAACCCCTTGCTGAGCGCGCTAGTTCCCGCCAACGGCGATCTAGGGCGGCAAAACGAACTGAGGCTCGCGACCGGAACGGTGATCCTGGCGCGCGGCATGGGCGTGCGAGCGCGCGGACTGCACCCGCAGACCATCGTGCTCGATGACGCGCTATCAGACGAGGATCTCTATTCGGCGACCACGCGCCGGCGCAACGTCGATTACTTCTTGTCGGCCATCGAGAACATGGTGGTGCCCGGCGGCACCATCCTGGTCGTGGGCACGCCGTTTCACGAGCAGGATCTGTACGGGCACCTGGCGTCGACCGGCGAGTACAAAGTCTTCGACTACCCGGCGATCGACCGGGCAGGCGCCGTGCTCTTCCCCGAACGCTACTCGGCCGCACGATTAGCCAGAAAGCGGCGCACGCTGGGATCGGCACGCTTCGATCGGGAATTTCGCCTGCGCACGGTCTCGGATGAGACCTCGCTTTTCCCCTCGCGCATGTTCGAGGGGCCCGAGGTGCGCCAGACCTACCGGCTCGGCCTGCACGCGGAGCACTGGCGCTCGCTCGGCATGGCGATCTTCGTGGGGATCGACTTCGCCATGAGCGCGGAAACGGGCGCGGACTACACGGCCGTTTTCGCGGTTGCCGTCGACTCGCACGGCAACCGCTGGCTGGCGGAGATCAGGCACGAGCGCGGGATGAGCTTCCAGGCCCAACTCGCGATGATCAGGGATGTGTGCGTGCTGCTGCAGCCCGCGGTGGTCTACGCCGAAGCCAACCAGATGCAGCGGATCTTCACCGATGAGATTCGCCGGACCACCGACATTCCGATCAAAGCGTTTTTCACGAGCGGGATCCAGCCGAAGCACCCGAGCCACAAGCCCATGGCATCGGTGACGCAGGGCAAGCACCACCTGGAGCGCGGCCTGCCGTCGTTATCGATCGGCTTGGAGAATCGCAAGTGGCGCCTGCCGCGGGGAGACGCGCGAAGCATTGAGCTGACCGATCGCTGGATCGGCGAGATGGGGGCGCTGACGTGGCAGGATGGGCGCGTGGTGTCCGTTGGCGATCACGACGATCTGGTGATGGCCGCGTGGATGGCGGACGCGGCCGCGCGCTCGGGCGGGTTCCGGTTCGCGTTTGACGCGCCCGCAATGGTGCCGGAAGTCCTTGCGCCTTCGGGCCCGACCGCGGCACTAACTGGGGACCCGTCGCGGCGTGTCCTTCCGGCCCCGTCCGGACTGAACTTTGACGGCAGCCCCAGCACACCTGGGGCCTGGGGAGCTGGGCTCTTGCTATCGAGGCTCTGATGCACGGACAGGCGAGCAACCTCACCCCGGAGCGTCGCGCCTGGCTGGCGACCTTCCGTGCGGACACGTCCAAGATCGACGCCCTGACCCGCGACGGCACACTGCGCCCCCCGAAAAGCCCACGAGTGCCAGGGGAGCGCGAAGCCAGTACGCTGCAGGACGTGACACGCGGTATGGGCCTCGGCGCCGAGGCCGAGCGGGCGCTACAGGAGCGCGCGGCCGAGTGGCTGCAGGCGCCCAACGATCTGCGCGTGCGCGGCCGGATGCTGCCCGAGCTGCAGCACCTTTTCCAGGACACTGCCATGCGCGCCACGGTCTACCGGCGCGTGTTGGAATGCTACCGCGCGCAAGGCGGCGCGCCCGCGCTAGAGAAGGGCGCGGGCCACAAATACCTCAAGCGCGTGCCAACCGGAAAACAGCGCCCCAAGTGGCGCTACATCTACAAGATCACGCGCAAGCGCGGCGAGGGCCTGGTCGACGATGAAGCCCTGCAGACGGGCGCCAAGCTGCGCGTCGCGCACCGTGGCGAAGAGGGGCACTTCGAGGTGCTCTCGCACGATCGCGAAAGGCAGCGCGTGCACGTCCGGCATGACGAATCGGGGCGGGACGCGCACATTGATCTGCACGATCTGAAGCGCATGGTCGCGGCCTACCATGAAAAGCGCGGCACACCCGTACCCGAGCCGCGCAAGCCGCGCAAGCGCAAGGACGCTGAGCAGGACCCGGCAGCGGCAGCGCCGGCCGAGCAGACCCCTGAGCAGCCAGCGCCAGAGCCCCCCAAGCCTGCGCCCACCCCGCCGACCCCGGGAGGCGTCGGAACGGCGAGCCTGGGCGACCTGCAGACGGGCACCTATGACCGCGTGGATGGGTTCCACGCCGGGCGCGCGGAGGCCGAGGCGCGGGCGCGCGAGGTGGCCGACAGCGGGCGCGAGGCTGCGCTGGTGCCCCAGCCGGGCGGGTTCGTGATCGTGTCCAGGGCGACGAGGCAGGCGGCGCCGGCGGCCCCGGAGCGGCGCTACGATGGCGCACAGGCGGATCTGTACCTGCGGGGCAAGGGCGGGCCCGAGAAGGTCACGGCGAAGTGGGTACTGGTCGAGGCTGACGACCTGGTGGCCAGCCACGACGCGATCCGATTTCACCCGCGAGAGGACTACCCGACGGACGTGCAAGAGCGGCGGTACCACGAGATCGACGCCGAGCAGCACAAGGTCGACCGGATTGCGCGCAAGCTGGAGCCCGCGATCGTGGCCAACACCAACCCGGACGCGATCAACGGCGCGCCGATCGTGGTGGCGACCGACAAGGGGCTTGCGGTGCTGGGCGGCAACGGCCGGACGATGGCAGCCCAGCGGGCCTTCGAGCTGTACCCGGAATCCGCCGACGCCTTGCGCGCCCACCTGGCGCATGTAGCGCCGCAGTTTGGACTCTCGGCGGCGGCGGTCAAGGGCATGCGTAAGCCCATGCTGGTGCGTCAGATGGACGCGGCGGACACCAGCACGCAGTCACTGCGCCTGCTCGGGCGGCGCATGAATGAGGGGCTGACGCAGGGGCTGGATCCACGCTCTGAAGAGGTGGCGATCGGCAAGACGCTGGTGAGCCAGGACGTGCTGCAGACGCTGGCCGCGGGGATCGGAGACGATCAGACGCTGCCGGACTACCTGACGGGCACCGAAAGTCGGCCCTTCGTTGCGGCGCTGCACCGGGCAGGCGTGATCGATGAGATCAACGCGGCGCAGTATGTGGACCAGGAGACGGGCTTGCTCAACGAGCAGGGGCGTTTGCGGGCCGAGCGCGTGCTGGCCGCGAGGTTCCTGCCAGACGCCAGTGTGCTCGACCGGATGAACCCAAGCCTGCGGGCGAACCTGGCGCTGGCCACGGCCTCGCTGGTGTCGGCGGAGCAAGAGGGCTGGGATCTGCGCGCACCGCTGATGGCTGCGGTCAAGGCCGACCTCGACATGCGCACCCGTGGCTTCAAGACGGGGCAGAAGGAAATCGACCGCTACATGGCCCAGCGCGAGCTGGGCGAGGTGGGAGGCCCCGCGGCCGCGGTACAGCAAGACCCGCTGGCGGCCCGGTTGCTGGCGGTGGTGCGCGAGCACAACAAGGGGCGCGTGCTGCCGCGGGCCATGCGTGGTGTGGCGCTGCGCGCCAAGTCGGCGAAGCACCAGGCGGGCTCGCTGCCGGGCATTTTCGACTCGGCACCGGAGACACTCTCGGGGGCCCTAGACGCGGAGTTTGGTTTGCGCGCGCCCGAGCAGCAGCAGGCGAGCTTGTTTGCCTCGCGGCGCGAGGGGCTGGACTTGCGCAAGGCGACGCGGCGCCCCCCGCCCCCGTCGAAGGCCAAGGCGCGCGCCATGCTCTACGCGCGGGCCCAAGCGCTGGCGTCGGTGATCGTGCAGGAGCGGATGGGCGCGGCGACGGGCGCGGGCACGCGGCCCATGCTCGACGGTGCGGCCATCGCGGCGGAGGTGCGGCGCGATCTAGAGCGCGTGGTGAAGACCGATCGCGCGCTTCGCGGGGCCCCGCTGCCATCGTCGGCCGCGGTGGGTGCGATGGTCGAGGCGATGATCGCCGTGGGGCAAACGAGCCTGCGCAAGGCGCGGGCGGTGCGCAAGCTGGTGGCGGCGCCCCCGGGCGCGGGCTGGGAGCCGCCGACGGCAAAGCGGCGCGCTTGGCGCAAGATGGGGCCGCACGGTCACATCTACTGGTACGGCGCCAAGGGCGGCGGCGAGACGGTGGAGGAACGCACCGAGCTGGACGTGGACGACAGCGGCAGCAGCGTGCGGCGCGTGGAGCGCTCGGCGCCCCGTCCGGCGACGGCGGCCTGGGCCTCGGGGCAGGCGGACATGGTGTCCGACCTGGGCGAGGTGCGACGCGCTACAGAGTTGGTCGGCCGTGTCCAGCGCGCCATCGGTGACGCTGCCCCGCCGGCGCTGCGCAGCGCCCTGGCCTGGGAGGCGAGCATCGAGGGCGTGCGGAAAAAGATCAGGGCCTCGCGCGACGTGATGGTGGTGCATGCGCTGCAAGAACAGGCGCGGAGCATTGCACAGGCGGCGGCGGACATGGCACGGGCCTGGGAGCTGAAGCAGCGTTCCATCTTCGGGACCCCCGAGGACGTGCCCCACCTGGAAATGACCGGGCAGCAGGTCGCCGACCACGCCAAGCATGTGGCGGGCCTGCTGCGCGCGGGGGAGCACGACACAGCCTCGCGATACCTTTCGGCGATGCAGCGCCACCACAGCGCCACGGACGTGCGGCGGATCAGCGGCCACGTCGAGGCTCTGCACAGCGAGCAGCGCGCGGCGCGGAGGGTAGCGAGCCTGCCGTCGCTGCCGGCGGCGGCCCCGGCAACGCCGGCCAGGCCCCGCCCCGTGCCTGCGCCGACGCGGCAAGAGCAACAGGCGCAACTGGCGCTCTTCCGCTCGCGGGTGCGGCTGGTGTTCGACCTGCTGAAAGCGGCGAGGCGCGGCAAGGTTGATCCGCGGCAGACGGGGCTGATGTTCGGCGAGACTGAGAAGCACAAGCCCCAGCTAGCGCCCGCGGCGACGGTGACCGCTCCGGCCCCGGCCGCGCAGCACCATGGCCCACCCGGACAGGGCTGGACGCTGATCCCTCACAGCCGGCACGGGGGCTACCACAAGCGGGTGGGCGACCATTGGGTCTACTGGTACCCGGGCGACGGGGAGACCAGCCGGGCGACCCCGCACGCTGACGATCACCCGGCGAAGGCAGAGCCGGAGGCGCAGGCCCAGAAGCCGGCGGCGGTCGAGGAGAAGCCCGAGGCAAAGACGCCCGAGGGCAAGACGAAGGTCGCGGCCAAGGACGTGGAGCCCGGTGGCAAGTACGAGACCACGGGCTACATCTTCGGCTCGCGCGCCGAATTGTGGGAATTGAACAACCAGGGCGCGCTCGAAGTGGAGCCAGCGGTCGCCCATAAGGTCGTGACCAAGGACAAGGTGCTAGGCGGCGCGGTCACGCCGGAGAGCTTCGCGCAGGAGCGCGGCAAGGGCGTGGCAGCCGAAGCGGCCTTCGCGAAATTCAAGCTGCTGAGCGCGGTATCGCAGCGCCCCCCGGACTCGCCCGAGCATCGAGCAGCATTTATGGAAGGGCTGGCCGTACTGCAATCCAGCCTGGGCCATTGCCGCGATGCGCGCGACGTGGACGACGTGATGCAGGAGTGGGGCGAGCAGGCCCAAGGCCACAAGCTCATCGTCACCATGACGCCAGCAGAGGCAGAGCGCCAGGGCCTCGGGGCATTCCTGGTGCCCCGGCCGCCGTCAGAGGACTTCGTGCCCACAGGCCAGTATGGGAGCGAGCAGTATGGTCGAGAGCTACAGACCTACTACGCGCGCGAGAAGGAACGGCGGGCGTCATGGGCTGAGGCCAAAAACGAGGCGCAACGGCGCGCCGAAGAACTGCTCGCGCGCGACATCCCAGAAGGCGCGTCGCTGCGCGCCGAGAAGCAGGCGGATGGTGGCCTAGCCATTGTCGCTGTCGTGCCGCGTGCGCCGACGGCCCGGGCTGCAGCGCTGCGCATCGAGGCACTGGGCCCGAACTTCGCGCGCGTGGCGGGCTTCCGCGTAGACTACGACTACGACGCCTCGACCCCTGTCGAGAAGCGCGAACCGAAGCGACCGACGCATGACGGCGCGGCGCACGCCGGATGGATCGCAAACGCGAAATACATCCGGCCGGAAACCATAGAGGTGCGGCGTGACCCGCCCAAACAGCGGACGGACTTTCTAGCCGCGCGCGACACGATCCGCGCTGCGGCATCGGAAGACGAAGCGTGGCAGTGGATCGGGGTGGTGCGCAAGCAGCGCTCGGGAGAGGCGAGGAAGGTCACGCGCGAGGAGGGGCCCGACTACCATTCGATCCTGGCACAGCTGAAGATGGGCCCCGTGACCCGGCGCGGGCCCGCTGTCGCGGGAAACGACGGGATCACGTCGACGGGCATGCGCGATAGCTGCGGGCTCCATGTGGTGGAGTATGGTCGCTGGGCCTCAGAGGATGAGCGGCAGTGGCACACTGAGGCGGCGCACGCGGCGCTGCAGGATCTGGCGGATATCATCGGAGTCGGAAAGCAGCAGATCGGGCAGCGCAAGCGGCTATCCATTTCGCTTGGCAGCCGCGGAAAAGGGAACGCGAAAGCGCACTACGAGCCGTCCGGAAAGGTGATCAACATCACCAAGAAGTATGGCAAGGGATCGCTCGCGCATGAGTGGGGGCATTTTCTGGATCACATGCTGCTGAACGTCTACCGCCCGCAGAGCGGCAAGGACGATAGCCTTATCGACATGGTGTGGTCGGGCGGGCAGGACGCGGCAAAAGAGGTGCCCGAGACCGTGCGCGCGGCCATGCACGAGGTGGCCCGGGCGATCCGCTACGGCGAGCATGCGGGCGTGAGCGACGCTTCGGCGTTGGCGCAATTCCGCAGCCGACACCTGGAGCCGGCCCGTGAAGCCATTGAAAGGACCATGACGTGGGAGGCGCGTGCAAAGGCCGTCGAGACCTACAACAAGCTCGTCGGCGACTACAGGCAAGCGCGCAGGCCGGAAAGTACGGCCACGGGGAAGCGAGCGCGGGAGAAGGTGCGCGCGGCGCTGGGGCACCAGAGCGATTTTTATGCCGCGTCGCTCGAAGCCCCGGCCTACTGGCACCGTCCGCATGAGATGTTCGCCCGCGCCTTCGAAGCCTACGTCACCGACCGCGGCGCGGCGATGGGGCGCGAGAACACCTATCTCGTGGACGGCGCACGGGCCAGCGGGGAAACGATGCTGGCCATGTTCTACCCGAGCGCCCGCGATCGAAAGACGATCCACGCCGCGTTCGACAAGTTGATCCAGGCCGTCAAGGATTCTGACCATCTATCGAAGGCACTGCGCGCACTGCGCGTGCGTTGACCGAGGGGGCGACAATGGCACCGAGCACCACGGACGCGGCGAGGCATTGGCGTGACGCGCGCGCGGCCTACGGCGACGATGCAGCGCAGGCGCTCGCGGCGTTCGCACGCATGCGCAAGAGCGGCGGCGACTTCGCCGACGGCGTGGTCACGGCCAAGATCCCACACATCCCGGAGCACGCACTAGCGGCGGGGCACGGCCGCAGCGGCGAGGGGAGCCGCGGAGGCAACATCGTTCGCCACACGGCGAGCGGCCATGCGGTCTACGGGCCGAGCATCGGGGGCCGGACGCGCAAGACCTCGCTGCCGGTCGACGTACTGCGCCAGGCGGCGGCGCGGAGCAAAGCGAAGGCGGAGGACCGCCACCGACAGATGAGCGACGCTGAGCGCGAGTTCGCCGAGGGGCCGAACACGGTGCGCCGACCCTACCGAACGCTACACGAGGAAGTGTATGGTGAGCCGCTGGGCAAGGCGCGGCGCGTCAAGCCGCCGCCGGGCTATGAGCCGGTGCCGCACGGGAGCAAGGGCGGCTACCGCAAACGGACGAGCGCGGGCTATCGCTACTGGTACCAGAGCCAGGGGCACGGCGGCAACGAGCGCTCTCACGCCATCGCGCACCATGAGGCGATGCGCGAACACCACAGGACGGCTGGAGCGGCAGCGACGGGGGACGCGCGAGATGCGCACGCGACGGCGGAGAGGATCCACGCGAGCGCATTCGCGCGGCATGTACAAGGTGCCGCGTCCAAGGATTCACGGCGCAGGGCCTCAATGCAGGCCGATCAAGCATCGGGCATGGCGGACTTCGGCCTGAACATGGCTACCGCGCGACTCATGACGGAGAAGCCACACCGTCCCCATGCTGGACTAGGAGAGCCGGAGGGGGTCGGGCTAGCCAAGGGACAGCAGATCGGTGCATGGGTCTACTCCGGCACGAGCGACGGGCCCATGGCGCGCGGCATCGAGTCGGGGGCCATCGTGGTCGGCACGCTGGCCCCCATGACCAAGAGCTGGCCGTTGCAGGCGTCCCGCGCACAGACGCAACGTCTCGCGGCGGAGGTTGTGCAGCGCCACGACGACCAGGCTGGGCACTGGGGAGGTGGCGGGCTGGCGCAATGGTGGAAGGACACCTATGCGGGGCAGGAGCACGTCACCGTTCCCTTGTGGCTGCAGCAGGCGGGCTTGCCCTACGGCACGACGACGCCGGCAGTGGCCCAGCGCTCGCTGACCCCAGCCGAGGAAGCGCTGGCACGCATCTATCAGGCCGCGGACGCACGCTGCGCCACGGGCCTCCGGGTCGCACAGGCCCAACGCGCAGGCGTGAAGATCGTGGCAGGCTGACCGCCTGGCGGTGAGGGACGTGGAACCATGGGGCTAGGCGACACGCTGACGGGGTGGGCTTCGGACGCGCTGGGCTCTGCCATCGCCATGGCGGGGCAGATCGGTCGCGAGGCGCTGGTCAAAGCCAACCAGGGGGCGAGTCGCGGGACGGTACTGCCCGAGGCGCGGGAGGCACGGTCGCCGCACGCGCTATTCTCCGATCCCTTCGCGCTGGTCGACGCGCTGGGGTACAAGGACCGGCCCAGCGCCCTGACCTATCGCATGATCGACGATCTAGCGCGTCGCATGCCCGTGCTCTCGGCCATTCGGACGACACGCATCAACCAAGCGGCGGCCTTCCTGGTTCCGGTCGAGAGCGAGCGTGATCCAGGGTTCGTGATCAAGCTGCGCGACAGGGATGCCACGCCCTCGGCGAGCATCAAACGCAGGATGAACGAGATCACCGAGTTTCTGCTGACGACGGGCTGCACGGTCAGCTACGAGAAGGACACGCTGGAGACCTTCGGGCGCAAGATCCTGCGCGACAGCATGACCTATGACCAGGCGTGCTTCGAGATCGTGACCACGCGGCGCGGAGACGTTTGCGACTTCTACGCGATCGACGGCGCGTCCATTCGTCTCGCCGAGTCGCCGCTGGGCTTCGATCCACACGCGGACCCCAAGCGTGCGCGTTACGTCCAGGTCTACGACGAGACGGTGATCGCAGAGTTTCCCGCGGATGCCTTGTGCTTCGGTATTCGCAACCCCAACACGGCGTTGCGAACCAACGGCTACGGCGAGAGCGAGATCGAGCTGATGATCGCCGTGGTCACGGCGCTGCTCTATAACTTCTCGTGGAACACCAAGGCGTTTTCCCAAGGCACTGCCGCGCGCGGGATCTTGAACCTGCGGGGCACGATCCCTGACGCGCAACTCGATGCCTTCCGACGCAGCTGGTATCAGATGCTTTCGGGCACGAACAACGCTTTCCGCACGCCCGTGATCAGCCATGACGACGTGCAGTGGATCAACCTGCAGACGAGCAACCGCGACATGGAGTTTGGCGCGTGGATGGACTGGCTGGTGAAGGTTGCCTGTGCCATCTACCAGATCGATCCCGCCGAGATCAATTTCGTCTACGGCAACAGCGGGCAGGCATCGCAGATGTTCGCGGCATCGGCGACCGAGCGTGCGACGGCCAGCCGCGACCGGGGGCTTCGGCCGCTACTTCGCAGCATGAGCACTTGGCTCAACCGCTTCGTGATCACGCGCATGGATCCACGTCTCCGGCTGGAGTTTACGGGGCTATCCGAGCGGAGCGTGGATCAGGACGCGGATCTGCAGAAGAAGCAGGTCGGCTACCTCAAGACGGTGGACGAGATCAGGGCCGAGGCCGATCTGCCCCCGCTGCCCGACAAGCGCGGGGACGTGATTCTCGATCCGACCTATCTGCAGTGGTACCAGCTGCGCGCGCAGGAGGCCCAGCAACAGCAGCAGGGCCAGCAGGGCGCCGGCGGCGGCCCCGAGCAGCAGGGCGGCCAAGAGGGCGGCATGCTGAACAGCTCACCCTGGGCTGACGAGGCCGAGCCCGGGCCGGGTGCCGGCGGATCCGAGGCCGAGCCCGGAGACGACGGCGACCAGAACGACATGCAGGAAGCGCTGACGGCGGATGACGCCGAGGAGCCGGCGGCAAAATCGAGTCGCGATCGCGTGCTCGTTTTCCGCCTGTAGAGGGGGGCACCCATGTTTCGCGTGGAACACCAGATCAAGATCACGGCCAGCCTGGACGCCGATAAACGGCAGGTCGGCTTTTCGCGCACCACCGACGCGACAACCATTACCGTGCGCGAAGATCCGACCGAGGGGCACGCCGAGACGCGCGTGGTCGCGGCCGGCGCCAGTGATGAAGCCCTGGGCTTCGGCGGCGTGTCGCCGGCTAAGGTGCTCTACATCGAGACCGACCAGGCGATCACGATCAAGGTCAACGGCGGCGCCGAAGCCTTCAAGCTCTCGCCGACCACCGGCAAGCTGGCCAAGCTCTTTTGGGAGGGCGAGTTTACGGCGATCGCGGTCACCAACCCGAGCCTGACGAACACGGCATTGGTGACGTTCCTTGTCGCGGGGTGATGGGGCATGCGGCTGACCATCAGCACCGACTACCCGGGGGAGTTGGCGCAGAAGCAGGACGCCGTGCTGGCGCGCGTGCGTGCGAGCATCGCGGAGGACGCGCAGCAGGCCGAGCCTGGCGCAGAGCTGCGGACCTGCGGGACCTGCTATGCGCATGCGGGGCTCGCTGAACGGTGCCTGCTGCACGGCCGGGAGACGCAGGTCACGGCCAGGCACGTTTGCGACTACCACGTCCACGGGCCGGGCTTCGCCTGGTCGGCTGAGGCGGCAGAGGATCTGATCGCTCCGCTGCGGGTGGCAGTCTCGGGCCTGCGCCTGCAGGCAGAGGGACTGGCCAAGGGCACCCGGTCGCCTGCGGCGCGCTGGGCGCAGGCGGGCGCCGAGCCGGGCGCGCCGGCTGACCAGCGCAGTCGCAAGCTGCGCGACCGGCCGCTGCAGGACGCCCGCGAGGTCGCGCGCGTGGCGGTGGATGAGGTGCTGCGGGCGGTCGAGCGCGAGAGCGCGGCCATCATCAAGACGCCCGAGCAGCCCTGATGGCCTGGCTGACCCCAGATCAGATCGCTCGGCTCACCGAGCTTTTGCGCGACGCAGCGGTGGCCATGGCCTACCGCACGCTGGGCTACGAACTGACACCGGAGACCATGCAGCGTCTCGCGGCGCGCGGCCTGCTGACGGCTGACGCCACGGCCACCGACCTCATTGCGCATGCCTACCAGTACGGGCGCGTGCTGGGCATGCGGCCGAGCGACCACCGGCCGAGGGCCTGGACGCGCGAGAAACTGGCCGAGCACCTAAAGGCTCACCCGGTGCCGCTGACGCCCGTCGAGCAGGCAGCAGTGGCCGAGGCGCGGCAGCGGGCAGGCGAGTATTGCGTGGGCCTCGGCGACAGGTATGGCGCGGAGGTGGTGGGGCTGGCGGCGCACGTCGACGCGACGCTGGAAGCAGAGCACCGGGCAGGGATCCAGCGCGAGGTGGCGGCGGCGGTCGAGCAACGCAAGACGGCGGGGCAGCTGCGCACGGCGCTGCGGCACATCGCCGACGACTACGGGCGAGACTGGGAGCGGATCGCGAACACGGAGATGCAACTCGCGCAGCAGCGCGGCTTCGCCGATCGGCTCGAAGCGCGGCACGGGCCCGAGGTGCTGGTGGCCAAGCTGCCGGAGCCACGCGCCTGCGAGCATTGCCGGGCGCTCTACCTCGGCGACGATGGGCGGCCGCGGGTCATGCCGCTGTCATGGTGGCGCGCCAACGGTGACGCGAATGTGGGGCGCAAGCCGGCCGAGTGGCGCGCGGTCCTCGGCGCCATGCACCCGCACTGTTTCTGCCAGCTCGTGCACGTCCCGGACGGCATGGGCTTCGACGCGAAGTGGGCCATGCGGCCAATGGCCATGATCAAGGCTGAGCGCTTGCGCGGGGGGCTTGGCGACGGTCGGGCGGATGGGGACTTCGACCCCCAGGCGCTGGCCGAGGGGATGGCCGTCGAGCGCGAGCACACCGACGATCCGAAGGTGGCGCGAGAGATCGCGAAAGACCACCTCACCGAAGATCCCGACTACTACCGCAAGCTGCGAACCATCGAGAAGGGCGGCAAGCGGCGGGACCCGATCACGCGCCGGAGCTTCGCGGCCCTGGATGTGAGCATCGAGAACGACGTGGGGAGCGCGCGTCACTGGCACAACTCGCACGACGGCACCAGCGGCACCACGGTGTTCCGGTTCCCCTACGGCTACATCCGGGGCACGACGGGGGCCGACGGTGATCACGTCGACGTGTTTCTGGGTCCGATGGAATGGGCGCCGACGGTCTACGTGATCGACCAAATGCAGGCGCCTGACTTCCGCGTGTTCGACGAGCAGAAGGTCATGGTCGGCTTTCCCAGCGCGGCGGCCGCGAAGCAAGCCTACCTCGCGCACTACACCACCCCGCGCTTCTACGGCGGGATACGGGCGATCCCGCTCGCGATCTTCCGAGCGCAGTGCAAGGCGGGGAGCTACGACAACGGCAAACGGATCGTGAAGGCCGAGGGCCAGAGCTACAGCGCCCTGGTAGGCGCGCAGCCCGTGCGGCGCATGGGGGACGTGGGCACCATGGCCCTGCACCCGGACGCGCTGGCCACGGGCTCGCGGGCGCCGGCAAGGCCGGAGACGCGGCACCCGGGGCACGAGAGCCAGCGCAAACGCACCAAGCGCGCCGTGAGGCCCCCGCACACGATCAGGCGGCGCGCCATGCTTGACGCCTTCGAGGCGGCCCAGCGAGTCGCCACAGGGCGCCTGCAGCCCATGCCCGAGCGCGAGCCCATGGCGATGGGAGCGCCAGAGCGCCAGCGCGCCGACCTGGAGCGACGCGCGGCCGAGCGCATGCAGACGGTGCGCCGCACGCGGGACACGGGGCGAGGCGATGGCGGCCGATGAGGTGATCAAGACGCTGCCGCGTCGGTCGTGGTTCGACCTTGGGCAGTTTGCGCAGTGGCTGCCGACGGGGACATTCTGCGGCGCGTTCGCCGCGCTACACGAACTGGTGTCGCGCGGCGACCTAGAGCTTGTGCGCGACAGAACATGGCAGTACCGCCTGACGGACAGCGGGCGGCAGCGGCAGGACGCAATCAGGGGAGGTGGAGCGACATGCTGACGCGCTTCGAGCCGCGCCGGTTCGTGATCACGCTGCACAAGGCGGCACAGCTCAGCCTGTTTGATGCGCCTGCGCCTACGGCTGCGGCCAGCATGCGCCCCCCGTCCGGTTTCACCCCGATCCCTCACAGCCGGCACGGGGGCTACCACAAGCGGGTGGGCGACCATTGGGTCTACTGGTACCCCGGACAGGGGATCACGCAGAGCGCGCACACCGACGATCATGCGCACGCTGCGGCCGCACAGGGGCCTGCGGAGGCGCCGAAGCTACCGCAGCCGCCCAAGGTCCAAATGCCCAAGGTCCAAATGCCCAAGGTGCCCACCCCAGACGCGCCACAGAAGGCGCCAGGAGGCCGGAAACATGGCGAAGCAGCCGCAGCAACCCCCAAGCCAGAGGCAGGGGCCGAGGGTGATCCACGAGCTGCAGGGCGAGTGGTGCCTGAGCGACAACGACAAAGCGGAGTTGGATCGGCTGATGAAGGCGCACGCGGAGCACAGGGACCGCGTGAGCGCGCAGAAATCGCAGCAAAAGAAAACAAGCGGCTGAGCGACGCCAACGCGCCGGAGATCATGCAGCAGGCCGTCGGCGACGGCACGCCGCACCCGTCGCAGTACGACATTCCGCCGACGGCGCAGCCCGTGACGATTGTGCCCCCGGCGAAGAATCCCGCGATCCAGCGCAACGCGGACCTGCTGCCGGAGATCCCAGACGACGCACGCTTGCCCGCGCACGTCGTCGAGTTCCCCAACCCGATGGCGATCAAGGACTCCACGGGCGAGGTGAAGGGGCAGGTCGACCGGCTCTATGACCACCAGCGCGAGGGCGCCGAGCGGATCTTGGCCGCGTGGCAGAAGCGGGACGGGATCATCCTGGGGGACTCGGCTGGGCTGGGGAAATGCCAGCCCATACACACGCGCGTGGCGACACCGGAGGGCTGGCGCGCCATCGGCGAGTTAGGCGTCGGCGACCGGGTGCTGGGCAGCGATGGGCAGGCGACCACGGTCACCGGCATATTCCCCCAAGGGGTGCGTGAGAGCTATCGGATGATCTTCTCCGATGGCAGTGCAGTGGAGTCCGGCGCTGAGCATCTTTGGACGGTGCTGCACCATTGCGGGGGAAAGCGCTGGGAAACGCTGACGCTGACCACCGAGCAGATCCGCACGCGGCCGAAGATGGCGAGGCGCTGGGAAGACGGGCGGGAAACGGTCCTAGACCTCGCCAAGACCAAGCTACGGATCCCGATGCTCGCAGCGCCGGCAACATTCGCGGCACAGCCAGAGCCGCTGCCCGTGCCCCCGTACACGCTCGGCCAACTCATCGGCAATGGCGCCTGTTCCGGCCCAACGCCAGCGCTATCCACCAACGCCCTGGACTGGCAGGAAGTGCAGGCGCGGATCAGCGCCGAATTGCAGCAGTGCCCGAGCATGACGCTGGGTATGCCGGGGCATTACGGCCAGGTTGTGCGGGCTACAGTACGTGGCGCGACCGATGCCATGCGCGGTCTCGCACTCAACGTGGCGTCCGGGGAAAAGTTCATTCCGCGGCGCTACCTCATGGCCGACCCTGCTGCGCGGATCGCGCTGTTACAGGGCCTGATGGACACGGATGGCAGCGTGAGCAAGACGCGCAACCGTGTCACGTTCCACACGACATCCGCATGCCTATCCGCCAACGTGCAAGAGCTAGTGGAGAGCCTTGGCGGGATCGCGAGCGAGCGCGTCTACGATCGCACGCATGAGGACAAAGGCACGGAGTACCAAGTGCGCATGCGACTGCCAGCGCACGTATTGCCGTTTGCTGTCCACCGCAAGGCGTGCCGGTATCAGCCGGGGCGGATGGGCCTTCCCGTGCGGGTGATCGTGGCGTGCGAGGAGACCGGCGAGGCCGAGCAAGTCTGCATCCGTGTTGACGCAGAGGATGAGCTGTACTGCACCGAGCACTATATCGTGACGCACAACACCAATACCGCCCTCGCGGCCATTGTGGCCAACGGCGGGAAGCGCAACCTGATCGTGGTTCCGACGCGCGGCAAGGAAGGCTTGAAGGAGCAGTGGGCGGGGCCGGCCTGCGCGGGGCTCTACAACCTCAAGATGCGGGGCGTAGACGATCTGCACGCGACCGAAGACGGCACCTATATCGTCTCCTACGACGAGTTGATGGTGGCCCAGAAGGACGCGGCGACCGGCAAGCGCACGACCAGTCTGCGCCCCGAGCTATTCGATGGCCAGTGGGACACGGTGACCTTCGACGAGAGCCACACCATGTGCAACGCCAAGAGCAAGGCGGCCGAGGCTGGCAAGGCGCTGCAGCTACGCGCCGAGAAGGTGGCCTACCTGTCTGCCACGCCGTTTACCGACCTGTCGGACATGCACTACCTGACAAAGCTCGGGATGTTCGGCGACGGGGCGGAGGAATTCGCCAAGTGGGCGACGATCGCGGGCGGTGACGTGAGTCCGAATGGCAAGGTGAGAAACCCGCGGTCATGGTTGCCCATGGCGGCCATTGCGGCGGTGATGCACGTCGACGGGCTATCTGTGCGCCGGCTGACGAGTCTCGAAGGCATGGGCTCGGAGTTTTCCGAGCTGCAGATGCCGCAGGAAGCGCGGGAGACGTTTAGCCTGGCCGAGCAGGTCTGCGAGATCGCGTCGCAGATGGGAACGGACGGCACCATTGCGCGGATGCTCTACACGAGTTGGGCGCGCCAGTACTGGGAGACGCTGAAGGTAGACGAGGCTGTCAAGCTCGGCCAGAAGGCGCGCGCCGAGGGGAAGCAGGTCGCATTCTTCTGCTCGTACAAAACCGCCGAGCACAAGCATATGGCGGCCATTCCAGCGATGATGCGAAAGGCGGCGGACAAGATCGGTTCGTCGGATTCTCCAGGAGCCGACCAACGCGCCATGGAGCTAAACGACGCGGCCGCGCGATGTGAGGAGTTGATCGGTCGCATGGCCAAGCCGGTCAACCCGATCGAGGCCCTGCGCGAGGCGTTCGGCGGGGCGGGGGCAGTGGCGGAGATCCACGGCAACACGACGAAGAAGCCCGGCGCCGAGCAGCGGGCTTACCAGAGCGGCAAGAAGAAGGTGGTGGTGGCCACCATGGCGCGCGGCGGGACGGGGATCAGCCTGCACGACACGAGCGGCACGGCGCCCCGCGTGCAGATCAACCTATCTCTACCCTGGTCGGGGCGCGAGTTTGATCAGGTCGCCGGCCGCAGCCACCGGCTGGGCTCCAAGAGCGACACGAAAATGCACTGGCTGCTGGGGGCGCACGACAACGAGCGCCACAACGCGGCGGTGGTCGCGCGACGGCTCAAGAGCATGGGCTCGCTAACCTCGGGCGACCCGGCGCTCAACCCCGACGCGCACGCGCTGGCGCGGTGGGAGATCGCCAAGAACAGGCCCGATGATGATGATATCGAGTCCGAAGTGAAGACCATGATGGAACAGGCGACCGCGATCCAGGAGTTAGCCGACGCCGACGGAGACGAGTCGAAGACGACGGGTCGTCCGGCGGATGCGGAGTCAGAGGAGACGCGCGACTACTTCGAGGCCAAGCTCCGCGAGTTTGCCGAGGCGCGCAAGGCCGGGCGCGACATCCTGCGCGAGTTGTACGACACAGCCACGGTCGCACGCGCCAAGCGCTCGCACTTGGAGGAGCGCAGAGCTGCAGCCCAGCTAGAGGCCGTGCATGGATGGCGCATCGAGCACACCGAGGGCGGCACGGCCGTGGTGCACGCGAAATACAACGAGGCGCACATCGCCAAGATCAAAAACCAAGGGGGGCACTGGGATGCCTACCGCCGCGTCTGGACGATCGACACGGCCAGGCTGCCCCGGTTGGCCAAGGCGATCGGCGTCCACGAGCACAAGGTCGACATGCACGAGGTAGCGCGCCAGACGGCGGAGAAGGCCAAGGCGGGCGAGGCCGCGGGCCCCGCGGCGGCAGCGCCGGACCATGCGGCCATCGCGGCCGCGTTGCGCGACAAGTTTGGCCTGCACCTTGTGCCCGTTCCGGGGTGGAGCGGCGGCGTTGGAATCGTGGGCAAGACCTACGAGCACAAGGACAAGATCAAGCCACACGCTTCGGGCTTCCGCGACTTGGGGCCGAGCGGCAAGGGCTGGGTGATCCACCAAGGCAAGCTCGCGGCGCTGCATGCTGCGATGGTAGGCGGGGGCATCGCCAAGAGCCTACTGCGTTTCGTTGTCCGGCGCGGACTGCGCCCCGGCATCGCATGGGCCTAGCATGCACGGCATGCGGGCGGGGGCTGCTGCACCTGAGCACCGAGGCCGGGCGCGCGAAGATCAGGACGAGGTTGGTGATCGTCTCAGCCACGGGGCTGGCCGTGCTCTGCAGGCATTGCGGCGCAGAGGCGCCGATCGACGCGACGCCAGGGCCGAGGCTGCGGCAGGCGTTGAACGCACCGCCCGGGCGGCCAGCGACGCGGATGATAGTGCCTGGCGCGCGGAAACCCGTTGACAGCATCACAGGCCCCAGCAAGGGTGACCCCACACCCCGATAGGGCCGCGCTAGAAGGCGCAAGGGCACCGTGGGCAGGCGTGTTTCCGCATGCGCGCAGTGCTACCGCAAGCCGAGATCCCGTTCCGCGTGACCATGCCGGTCCAAGCCTTTCTCAAGGCCGGCGAGCCAGGGCGCGAGCGTCGCATCGCTGGCGTGATCTCCACCGAGCATCGCGATCGACAGGGCGAGATCGTGCGGCAGGATGGCCTGCAGTTTGACGATTTCGTGCGCGCGGGTTGGTTCAATGACAACCATTCGCAGAAGACCGCGGACATCGTGGGCTATCCGATCAAGGTCGAGCCCGTGATGGTCGACGGCGTGCCGGGGACGCGCGTCGAGGGCTATCTACTGGAGGGGCACCCTCCGGCCGATGAGCTTTGGAGTTTGGCGCAGGCGCTGCAGAAGACGGATCGCCGGCTGGGCTTCAGTGTCGAGGGCGCGATCGTCCAGCGCACGGGCGCCGACGGCAAGGTGGTCGCAAAGGCGAAGGTCCGCAACGTCGCGATCACCAATGCCCCCGTCAACGAGGTGACGGGGATGGATATCGTGGTCAAGAGCCTTGCCGCGGTGGAGCACGGCGGAGAGGCGCTGCGGCGCGCTCTGATGGCGGGTGGCGCGAGCGGCGCACCCGGCACAGCGACGCCAGGCGACGGGTTTGCGCTGCGCACCGAATCGCTGGCAGGCGCCGAGCCCACCGACACGGCGGCGCCGAAGCGTCGAAGGAAGGCCAGGCGCAAGCCGGCATCGCGGATGCTCGGGAAGGCCGAGGCGTGCGCGGTGATCGCCAAGCGTTTCCCTGGCGCGCCTGCCGACGCGGTGGCGCGCATCTATCACTGGGCACTGTCACGACGGCAGGCCGATCAAGGAGACAGAAAATGAGCATGAACCAGCAGCAGCCGTCGGCAGACGAGGCAGCCGCAGCCATGGCGCGGCAGATGTTCGGCAAGGTCGGACCGACGGGCGACATGCCGGGCAATCCCGAGGGTGGGCTGCTCGCCGACGGCGTGCCGCTGTCCGCCGCTTCCGCCTCTGATGCGGACAGCGCAGCGCTGGCAGCCTCGCGGGCGCGCAAGAGCGTGGCACGCCCCGCGCGCGCGGCTGTGATGCAGAAGGCCAAGGAGTCCGAGGGCGACGAGGAGTCCGAGGGCGACGAGGAGTCCGAGGGCGACGAGGAGTCCGAGGGCGACGAGGAG